ATGATATTTTACAGTGACAAAAACGTTTATGAAGCTGCCCTTGAAAGGTATCGCTATATATTTAACGAGTTTTACGGTAAACGCCCTATTGTCATAACTATATCAGGTGGAAAGGATTCTACCGTATGTTTGTATTTGGCAAAAGAAATTATGGATGAGATGGGGATTGAAAAGATTCCTGTTTTATTCCTTGATCAAGAGGCTGAAACACCGATGACGGTTGAGTATATTCGTTATATTATGAATCTGCCTTGGGTTGAGCCTTACTGGGTACAGTCTTTCTTTCAAGAATGGAACGCCTCAAAAGGTGATTGGTTTAACGTATGGGGGCCAGGCGAACAGTGGTGTCGAGAAAAGGAGCCAAACAATCCACATGCGAATTTAGACTTGAAGGTTCACCAATATTTCACCCACACCCTTTCATGCGTACAAAAAACTCTTTTCGGTAAAAGCTTTGTAAGTATAGGTGGTGTTCGTATAGAAGAATCACCTGCACGTATGTCGGGATTGACACACGGCAATGTATACAACGGTATTACATGGGGTGGTGGTGGCGGCTATTATAAAGACGGCACGCCTCGTAGTATGGTACTATACCCTATCTGGGACTGGAAGGTAAACGATGTATGGTACTATATTTTCAGTAAGAAAATACCATATAATAAACTTTATAACTATGAATTTACGCAAAAGCCGTTAAAGGCTTGTCGTGTTAGCTCACTTATTCATGAAAATGCTATTCATGATGTGCAATTCATAAAAGAGGTAGACCCGAAATTCTACAACAGGCTACAGAAAAGAGTTGACAACTTAAATACAACTGTACAAGCACATAATAGTTTAGCCTATTGGGTTTCGCAATTACCACCATATTTTGCTTCCTGGGACGAGTATGTGTCTTATTTAGCAGAAAACATTTCTGAAAAGAAAGAGAATGGTCAAAAGATTGTTCGTATGTATCGGCAAGTACGCGACAAATGGCTGAACAAAATTGGATATTGGGATGCAGGAAGAAAAAACATAGAAGATTTTGTCGGATATTTCGGCGCTGTATGTATTGTCTGTGAAGATTTTGTCGGAAGTAGATTTCGGAATGTTGACAGAGCAATGCACCAATTCTGCTCAGACCATTATGCTGACATTAAGAAAGCCGAGTTAGAACATAATAAGAAATAGTGATATGGATTTGAAAGAGTTATTAAAACAAGAGTATGATAAGGCTTCAGATAAATTTGCCTTTCTAAATCAAGTAAGAGAGATACTTTATTCCTTCTCTCCCGAGAAAGCAAACCCAGTAGAACGTGTTCTTTGGATTCCCATGGAAGATATTGTAGCAAACAACTACAACCCAAATTCCGTAGCTGACAAAGAAATGCGCCTCTTGTACACATCGGTGCGCGAGGACGGTTATACAATGCCTATAGTAACCATTTGGGATGAGAAATTGAAGAAGTATGTAATTGTAGACGGATTCCACCGAAACCTCGTTATACGCAAGTTCAAGGACATAGCGGAACGATGCCACGGTCGTTTGCCAATAGTCGTTATTGACAAGGATATTGATCAGCGTATGGCATCAACTGTAAGACACAATCGTGCTCGTGGCAGTCACTCTGTAGACGGAATGTCTAACATTCTTTTCAATATGTTGCGTGATGGAGTTCCGGAGCGTAAGATATGTGAAGAACTTGGATTTGAAATGAAAGAACTTGTGAAGCTAAAGTACATTACAGGTTTTGCAAAAGTATTTAAGAACTACAAGTATTCCGCAGCAGTCGAAAAAGTCGTTGACGAAAAACGTGTGGCTCGTAGTGGTGTAGAAATTAATAAAGACAAGAAATGAAAATACAGTCAGTAAAATTAAAAGATATTTTTCCTTACTATGACAATCCTCGAGACAATACGGATGCCATTGAACCAGTAAAGGAAAGTTTCAAAAAGTTTGGCTTTATTAAGCCTATCATCTGTGACCAAAAAGGAGTAATTATTTGTGGTCATACTCGTTACGTTGCTGCATTCCAACTTGGTTTGGAGTACGTGCCTGTCATTTATTCAAATATGAATGATGAAGAGGCAAAGAAATTCCGTATAGCAGATAATAAACTCGCCGAGAAGTCAGAATTTGATGAAGACGAGCTACTGGAGGAACTTCGAAAAATGGAAGTACCAACAGAAATGCAGGCTTTCTTCTTTGAGGATATTGACCATATGTTGAACTTCGACATAAAGACCATTAACGCACAAGCCGAAGAAATGGGAGGCTTTATGAATGATTACGAAGATACAGAGAACACCTCTTATGACCAAGAGAATTATGGTACTGAAGAACCAGAAGAATTCCATGCTGAAGGTGAAAATGGTGAGTCCGTAGGTAGTTCTTCTGATGAAGAACTTGACCCAGCAGAGAATCTGTTTGTATTGCAGACACGTGAAGACGGAACGCACTTTATGAAAGTCGTTTGTCCGTATTGTGGCAACATAGAAGTCATTGATATAGAAGACTAATAATATGGGTGAAATAAAGATTAACGATAAAATTATAGAGCTTGCTATTGGTGACGTAAAACCATACAATGGCTCACATAAAACAGACGGTGTAGTTGAAATGATAAAGAAGTCCTTGCAGGAATTCGGTTTTCAACAGCCTATCGTCATTGATAAAGACAACGTAGTCGTTGCAGGTAATGCCCTGTACAAAGCGGCAACCGAGTTAGGTTTTGAGAAAGTTCCTTGTATTCGCACAGACTATCTCACTGATGAGCAGATACAGCAATATCGCATTGCAGATAATAAGACATCCGAGTTCGCTCGTTGGAACGAAAAGAAACTCCGAAAGGAGTTGTCTTACTTGGAGGCTCCGCAATCGTTGCAGTATTGCTTTGATGAGAATATTCTCTCTATGCTTGGTATGGATCAAAAACCCAAACCGCAGCACACAATCTCTAAAGCAGATGCGTCTATACCTCCTACGCAGAAAGCACAAAAGAAAGTAGTTCTGACAGAGGAACAGAAAGACGCTAAGTTTAAGCAAGAAGCCCGAGCAATGGAAACGGGAATGCAGGCTAAACCGTCTGAATACTGGGAATACCATTGCTCCAAATGTGGAAAACTTGTAAAGGTTAAAAAATCATGACGCAAGATACATCACAGAAGAATACAAAATCGTTTGTACATAGAATTCCAAATCCAGTTGGCAGACCTTTTAAAATAAAGTCTGCCGCTGAACTTTGGGATAAGTTTGTGGCTTACTGTGATGATGTCGAGAACAATCCTTGGCAAGTCAAAACAGGAAGCAATTCTATAGCAGGAGAAAATGGTAAACAAAGTAATTCCATGCGTCAAGAAGTCCGTGTTATGCAAAGGGCTTACACTCTATATGGATTTTGTGCTTTCTGTGGAATAGTTCAAAAATGGGCAGATTTCAAGCGAGGTAATATGAAGCGCAAAGGTTTTGAGCCAGTCATAATGCAAATTGAAAATGTTGTTGCATCACAACAGCTTGACGGTGCGCTTATACACCAGTTTGACAGTAATATAGTTGCTCGTTTGAATGGCCTTGCAGACAAGCATATACAGGAAGTCACAGGTAAAGATGGCGAAGAATTCAAATTCCCAAAACTATCTATGGACGATATTAATGAACTGAAAGATATAAATGGATTTTGAAAAACAACGTTTTTTTCATAGACAGCTTTTAGCGTCTTCGCTATTGCAGTTTACCACTAAGATGTTCGCTTACACAGCTCGCAGAGAGTATGTTGTAGGTGAACATCATAGGATTATATGCAATGCATTGATGGATGTTATTAAAGGCAAAACCAATAAGCTTATAATAAACATTTCTCCACGTTATGGTAAAACGCTTCTTTGTTCTCAAATGTTTATAGCCTATGGACTTGCATTAAATCCAGCATCAAAATTTCTGCATATATCATATTCAGGAAGTTTGGTTCAAGAAAATTCCATGGCAGTAAAAGACACTATCACATCTACCTATTTTCAAACACTTTTTCCCGAAGTACAAATAAGAAAGAACGACAATACACGTGCTAAGTGGAGTACTACAGCTGGTGGTGGTGAATACGCTACTTCTACGCTTGGACAGATTACTGGTTTTGGTGCCGGCCAAGCAGAAATGACAGAAGATGAAATAAAAAACATTGATGAATTTACTGCACAATTCAATCCGGATCATTTTTCGGGTGCTATTGTTATTGACGACCCTTTACGTCCAGATGATGCTTTGTCTGACAATGTAAGAGAGTCTATCAACAGACGATTTGAGACTACCATAAGAAACCGTGTGAACTCACGTAAGACACCAATTATCATAATTATGCAGCGATTGCATGAGCATGACCTATGTGGATATTTGCAAGAGATTGAGCCTAATGATTGGACTGTAGTTTCTTTGCCTGTCATACAGCGTGACGATGATGGAACAGAACACGCATTGTGGCCGTTCAAGCACACACTAGAAGAACTTTATAAAATCAAACACGCCAGTGAGTTCGTATTCGAGACACAGTATATGCAGAATCCTACACCTATGGAGGGACTTATGTATCATGCTTTCAGAACATACGATACATTGCCAGAAAGAAGAAAAGCACGTATGCTTGGCAACTATACAGACTCTGCAGACACTGGATTTGATTTCCTGTGCTCTATATGCTTCGACGCACATGATGATGGCTACTATGTAACAGATGTGCTATACACAAAGCGTCCAATGGAGTTCACAGAGCCAGCTCAAGCCAATATGTTAAAACGCAACAAGACAGACATTTGCTTTGTAGAAAGCAATAACGGAGGTCGTTCATATGCTCGAAACGTAGAACGCCTTACAAAAGAGTATGGTAACCGTAAGACAAGATTCGTAACGTTTACTCAGTCTAAGAACAAACAGATACGAATATTCACACGTTCGAATGAAGTAAATAACCGACTTGTCTTCCCCTCTGACTGGGAACAGCGATGGCCAGAATTTGCGCATGATTTAAAAGCTTATCGCAAAGAGGGATATAACGCTCATGATGATGCGCCAGATGCAGCAACTGGTGTTATAGAGAAATGCGAAGAATGGCTAAACAATATGTCGGATGAACAGATTATGAGAGATTTCCTGTAATACAAAAGCCGTGTGGATTTATTCCGTGCGGCTTATTATTTTTTTTCGTTGAAACTATTGCAGACAATGTAAACCACTGATATACAATAGTTTATTTAGTATATTTAACTAAAATATCTATTAGTATATTTGCATATATACAGATTTATTAGTACCTTTGCATATAGAGAAATGGGAGGTAGATTTGATTAACCTGACCCTCCCAATAAGTTGAACCAATTAAATAATTAAAGATTATGTCAGAAACAAAATGTATCACTTACAAAAACCATATCATTCAAAGGTTTGAGGATATAAATGGTTTCGTATCAGTTCTTATTGACTTCAAGACTGAGGCAGTTACAATAAACAATGCCAAGAGAATTATCAACACTGGTTGTTCAATCTATAATTACTAATATTATGAGCAAGGTAAGTTTATTCAAAATGAGAATAGTTAAGGCTATAAAGCACGGTAACAATGCAGAGCGTTATATTGCGGAAGCATGTAAGGTTGGTTTAAACGTGTTTGACTTTCACACTGCAATGCAGATGCTTCAATATGAGGGTAAAATAAAATACAATTCAACAATAGAAGGGTACGAGCTATGCAATCAGTAATTATTATGGCAAGTGGTTCCATAAAGAAAGTAAATCCTGCAAATGGGACTGACTTCTTACTTGACGAATTAAATAAATTCGTTGACGGATATATTGAAGTTCTTCATATCGAAGATAAACTTCTTGTTTGCAATGAGGAAGGTAAACTTAATAACCTACCTTACAATGCTAAGGCAACACGACTTATTAATGCAGCCGGCATTAAAGACTATATAGTAGGTAACGTATTGTTTTGTGACCAAGATAAAATCAAATGACTATGACAAAGGAAGAATTAAAAAAATACCTCATTGAAGAGGCTGAGTATAAAGAAGCGAGAGTGAACGATATGGATGCATATGAACTGTTCGACAAATATCTTCAGTGGAATGGCATAATTGGTTACACTGAAGATATCATAGATGCATTCAAGGGAGCGTTTGAAGACGAAATCTTATTAGACTGTACGGAGGATTAGACTATGGGACAGTTCAGCTGGTTTACGATGGACACGCACCATCGGATTGTGAATGGCGAGGAACATACTGTTTACCTTGTTGACGACAAAGGTAACAAGTGGAAGGAGAACTGCTATGAGGGCTACGGAGTGTTCGGAGGTAAGGATTTTTATGAATTGCTTGCTGAAATGAATGGCTATTCATACAAGGATTATAACGACAATAGCGGCGAGATAACTTGTCCTGATGGCCACAAGGTCATCACAGACAATGTGACAGAAGACATTCGGCAAATAGGGATAGGACTAGCATTCGGAAACGGTAAATATCCGTATGGTGACAATCCTAATATTAAATGGCCATCAATAACAGAGAGTGGCGAATACATAGACGACATGCCAACAGCAGATCCAAATCAAGGATTTAGTGATTACGGCAATGAAGAAGAGGAGGATTGGTTATGAAGCCGATGCTCGCAACTAAATACGACAAAGCACAGGTTAAATTCCCGTGCTTTGTTCAACCGAAGTATGATGGTGTCAGATGTCTTCTTTATGAGGATAATGATGGATTTATACGGTTAATGTCAAGAGGGGGGAAAGAATACGACGTTCCTCAAATAAAAGAATGGGCTGAACATCACCGTAGTCTCCTACCTTTAGACGGTGAAATATACAACCACAATGAACTTACATTCCAGCAAATATGTTCTGCAGTAAAATGCAAAACAGAACTTACGGCAAAGCTCAAAATGGTAGTATACGACAAGCCGGTTAAAGAGCAAGGTTTTGAAATGCGTTTCACCAACCTTCAATGTGATATACCTGCAGATAAAACTATATGGCCAGTATACCGCTCAATGACATATATGTGCCATTCAGAAGAACAAATAAAAGAATTGCATGATAAGTTCGTAAAACAAGGATATGAAGGGGCGATAATCCGTAACATAGGACACGGGTATATAGAAGGACGCAGCAATGACCTAATGAAATTAAAAGTGTTTGACACAACAGAGTTTGAGGTTGTTGATGTATTAGAAGCCGGAGGTAATGATGCGGGTACGGCTATATTCTTGCTTAAAGCGGAAAACTTCAACTTCTGCGCACGACCTACAGGTTCCAAGGAACTTCGGGCCAAGTATCTTAATGATAGAAACAAGTTAATAGGAAAGAAGGCTACAATACAGCATCAAGGATATACCGATGCGATGGTTCCACGTTTTCCTGTAATGCTAAATATTAGAGACTATGAATGAAACAATAGAAAATATAGCTAATTTATGTGGTTGGAAAGTTTCCATTGATAATGGGAATTTTGAATTTGAACAAATGATAGGAACTAATGATTTTGTGTTTTCCATACAATGTGAAGAAAGAAAATTGCGATCATTTGTTATTCAATTAGAGAAATACCTAAAGAACTTTGATGTGGATTATGAAACCTCATTATGGATAGGAAAAGATGGGCATGGAGCAAACGGAGCACCATACCATATAAAGGACATCTTAGAAGAAATGTATTTGGCAAAAGAACAAATAGCAATATTGTTGTACGAGATAAAGCGAAGATTATGATAGAATTTGAAAACTACCAAAAAGTAACACGCGAAGAGCTTGAAGTTGCCTATGCGGAAGCAATGGAATGGTACAAGACAAATCACATTCAACGAAATTTTGACAAGTATACGGAATGTTTCTGGATTCTATTCAACGACGGAGCGAACTCTTATAAGTGGGCAGTAGACACTGTGTGCGAAAACTTCCCAGAATGCAACAGAAACGAGCTTGAAAACGTATTAGACAAATACATTTAACAAACAACAAATATGGATAGATACAAAATATACATCAAGGAAACACTCAGCCGCATCGTCGAGATAAATGCAGAATCTTCACACGATGCCTTGGAAGAGGTAAAACGTATGTACCGAAATAGTGAAATCGTGCTTGATGATGGAGACTATGATGGTGTTGATTTCAATGTCGTTTAGAAAAATAATTGGTTTAACATAATAATTTCTGACTTGATGCGTTAGTATTAAAGTACTAACTAAAGCTGGGCTAACGGCATGACGGGCGCATCATAATGGGGAACAATCAATATATGCCCGGAGGTATGTTACCGTCAGGTGACATTAAGGTAGAGACAAGTAACCAAAAACCATCTGTTGACGATAATATGGAAGTAGCTGATTGGATAAGCAGAATAGCAAAACTTGGTATAGTCATTTCATTATTGTCTATTATAGTCATACTGTTTGTCGTATTGCCAGACGAATATTCGTCATTTGCATCAACACTACCAACGCTTATGACAGCTATAATGAGTCTAATAGCATCTGTAGGAATGCTTGGATTTTCATGGGTTGTACGTGCTTGCATAGTATATCTATATCACTCTGGCTATTTCAAGAAGTAACAAAGAGCCGAGATTATAACAAAATTATATAAATGGACGCATCTACAAGTATCAGTCAAATGCTGTCGGGCAACACAATCTTTGTTCCGGCATACCAAAGAGCCTATGCATGGGACATTGAGCAGGTAAGTCAGTTTATCATAGACCTACAGGATTACATCAGTAGTAGATCATCTTCAAAGTACTATTTCGGACATTTTCTGTTTGAAGACAAGGGTAATAAGAACTATGCTATTATTGACGGTCAGCAAAGATTGACCACAATAACAATATTCATATCCGCTCTTTATGCTCGCATAAAAGTTTGCAGACAATTAAGTGAGGAAGAACTCTTCACATATGGCGCAATGATAAAGGTTGGTCAGACTTACCGTTTCTCGACTGTTGACTACGATAGCCAACTGTTCAAGGACTATGTAATCAACCAAATAAAGAACGACACAAACGGTCTTACCACAGAGTCACAAAAACGCATAGTAGCAGCTTATGACTACTTCTGCAGAATAATGTCGGACATGGACGAAGCTACGCTTAGTGAGTTAATGAGTGCTGTTGTCAACGCTTCATGCACTACCCATACGGTTAATGACGAGGCGGAAGCCATACAAATGTTCATATTCCAAAATAATCGTGGAAAGAAACCGTCTGATTTGGAAATAATAAAGGCCCAATTCCTGTACAATATCCATCTTTACGCTTCTGATGAGGAAGAAAAACATGAACTTGTCAGTGAGATAAAGAATCGCTTTGAGGAAGTATACAAGTACGTTTCCATCATAGAGGATAAGGTTAAGGAGGATGATGTACTCATTTACACATTGAGAGTGTTCTTCAATTCTCTTGGCGAGAAGAATGCCGTGCAGAAGATATACTCCGAATTGGAGAAAGACACAAGAATAGTGTTTATCCGTGATTTTACACACTCGCTTGTTATGAGTTTCGAGTTCATTGCTGCATTCCTTGAAAAAGAGAAATATGACTTTGACATCCATGTATTGTATGTGGTTAGCGTACCAGCACTTATGATGCCATTCATCGTAAAGGCATACAAATACAATGTTCCTGAAGCAGACTTCAAGCGACTGGCAAAAGCTATGGTTTCAATCTTTATGCGCAATCGTGTGGTAGGCACACGTGCCATACTCACATGGAGGTTGAGTGAAGTATTCCAAAACTTTGCGGGTGATGTGCAGCCCATTATTGACCGCATAGAATGGATGAAAGTTCAAGATGGTGGATTTTGGGGCTATTGGAACAACACTGAGTTCAATCGTGCGTTGCATGGATGGCTGAATCGTGACGTTATCAAGATGATACTTTGGGAGTATGAGAACCATTTGATAGAGGAAGGAAAGCCGGGCTATCCATTGCTACGCTTTGATGCAGTAATTAAGCCGCAACTGGAACACATTGCTCCACAGACAGAAAATCCTGAGAGTGGGTATTGTAAGTATGACGAAGATTTCCAACAGTCGTATTTGGATTCGCTTGGTAATTATCTTCTTCTGTCGGCACAGCACAATATCTCTATCGGCAATATTCCGTTTGAGGATAAGCGCAAGACATACACTCAACTGCTGCAACAGCAAGAGGTTCGAGACATGACAGAAACGGATAGGACATGGGACAAAGAGAAGATAGCCATCCGTAAAGATAAGATAATAAAGTTCGTGGTAGACACGTTCTAACACGCTCATATACAGAGAAATAATTTTAGTTTTCTTGCCTAAAATTTGGTGGATTGCGAAAAAATTAGTACCTTTGTATATGGAGAAGGAGCTATCTTAATAGCCGTTGAGCGCGTTAAGCTCAGACATATTGATATTTTTACAGTACAGCCATAATTATGGGCAGTCGTGATTTACGCCACCTACCAGCTATTGGTAGCTCTTTCTCCAACCAAGGCGTAATGAGCGGCTGCCTACTTTATTAAATGAGCTCAGGTAAACCATAAGTAAGGAGAAAGAGTTATGGCACCAAGAAAACAATTATCAGAAAGAGCCAAGGAGCTTCAGAAAGACGAAAGCTGGATGGCTCAAGTCAAGGAAACCAAGGAGTGGGTAGAACAACTCCAGTTGGAAGTAGAGAACCAAAAAAGAGAGTTCCTGCCAGTGCAGACGGTAGACGATGTGATTGACAACGCACGCTATGCAGAGGAAGTACTCAATGCTAACGGCAAGTACTACAACGCCACGGAAATGGCAAAGCTGTTGGGCGCAAAGAGTGCTGCAGCCCTTAATGCGGAGCTGAAGACTGCCGGTATTATCTACAAGACAAATGATGCATGGGTAATGGCAAGTAAGTTCGCAAGTAATGGTCTTACTGTTACCAAGACAGGAGTAAAGAAAGGCAAGTCTTTCTCCATGCTACTATGGACAGAGAAAGGACGTAAGTGGCTTCACAACCTGCAGAGACGTGGAATAATTGTTACCGAACCTGTACCAAGAAAGAAGTCCAAGAAGTACATGTTGGATATTGAGGAAATCAAGTCCGATTTCGACTGTTTGAAGACGCTTGTCGAGCAAACAACTACAATCACAAAAACAGATCACCTTCCTGCAATGATTATGATTGGCGACATTCTTGACATTTCTTCATCTATTCAAGAGCGTATAAGCCAAGTAATTATGCAAGCCTATAGAAAGGCAGGATTGAAAGCAAGTTTCTAACATTTAGATTTCCAAAGTCATGAAAGAAGAATTATTAGCAGCCCTTAGAGGAGCAATGAAGATATACAATGAAATGAACGAGTCGAACGATGGTAACATCGGAGAGCTTGACGCAGCAGGTATGAAAATATTTGAGGCGATTCAGATAGTAAAGAACAGTTGAGCTTTTTAAACCAATTAAAATTCATAGAAGATTATAGTGCTAATTAAAAGTTTTTTCGTACCTTTACAGCGGTAAAGATGGCACAATATAAAAAGGGATTGGATGGGCCCCTCACACGTCGGTCGTAAGATGCAGACTTCGGGGGGATTCCAATCCCTTCCTAAAAAGACAAGTTAATGATGAACAAAATAAAGGCATCGTAATTGAAGCGAAATATAAGTCCGAAATCAGATGAGGGTAGGGACACCTTAATGGTCTGCCCCCGTCTTGCTTCTTTACGATGCCTCGTGTTTTTCAGAAATTGTATTCTTTAATTTCCAACTTATTCCCACGAAGTATTGCACATAGGACATTTTTCAATGGTGTTGATGTCTTTTTATTTTTCAGAGTTTCAATCATTCTCTTGTAACCTTCTATTAGTTTCTTTTCTTCGAACATAGAAGCATCATGGAAATATAGGCACACGTCATGGTATTCTGTCGTTATGTCTTCTCGGGAGTTAAACTTCTTTAGTTGCCGGCTTTTGTTGAGTAGTTGGTTCCTATAATCGCGCGAACTGCTGGTTATAGAAGCTAAGTCCATCAAACGACCATTCAATATCATATCAAGAGCAGTCATTTCATTTCCAGTTTTGCCCTTTTGACCCTCCTCACAAAATATAACGCTATGCCCATTAGAGAAAGCCTTTTCAATAAATTCATTCTCTAAATCGTCACCATCCATTTTGCCATTAAAGAAATTCTTTTCTGTGTAGTTATGCGTATTATGACTTATATGAACAGCTTTAACTCCACCATCAGAATTAATTTCAACATTCTTATAGTTAGGATTATTCTTATATTTTAGGTACTCGCCCCTTCTTCGTACAGTAAAACGCACGTTACTGTTGCCAATAAAGTTTGCATTGTCCGTCAAGAAGTAAGGCAAACTCTTACTTGTATTTATCTTGTCGCTGTTCTCCCTTATCCATTTGTTAAAATCATCGGGAACATCTGTGTACAATTCTTTTGGCTTATCACTCCAATATTCTTCTTCTGACATGATTATTGGCACAGCGTAGCACATACAGTTTACGTGCCAACCACTCCATTGAAAGCCTTTTGGGTATTTTCCGGCGAGAATATCACACATATCATCTTTAGGGTGACTTCCACTTGTCTTTATCTCTATACCTTTGATGAAATCAAGACTATGCCAACGTGTCTGTTCGGCGGCACGATATGCCATGTTTATCTCGTTGCGGGCAAGGCGAACACTGCGATATTCACATCCTGACACGTCTACAGCCTTACCGTACTTTTTATTATAGTCTTTGGCGAGTGATGGATAATCATTGAGATATTTACTGACACGCTTGCTTAGTTTTACTGCGCTCATGCCTTTCTCTATGCCAGTAGATAACGCACGTTCCAACGACTTCTTTACATCTTCTTGCTGATTCCATATACGCTGTGACAGGTTCAAACCATTTATCGTGCGATGCTTGAATGCTTCTTTTGCAGCATTGTTCTTCTCATAGTATTCCGTGACGCGCTTCTGCCCTATACGTTTCGTGTATGCTTTCATGACACGTCGCACTAGTAAGTCTTGAAGAGTGTTACTGTTCTCCCATTCGTCAGAAATACCGCTATATACAAGGGCCTTCATATTTTGGTAAAAGAAGTCAAGCAGAGATTTTATCTTACGCTTTGTCTTAGGATAGTTGGCAAATAAGAATTCATCGTTCCCGTCATATCCTTCAGATAAAGCAATGCTGGCGGCTTCCTTTGCAAGCATAGTGTATATAGCCAACACCTTCTTTGTGTATTGGTTCAATCTCTTGGATAGGTCTTTGTATGCCTTTTTCTGATTAGGTGTTTTTATATTTGCCATCACGTTTTATTTTTGAAATGTTCACAGAAATCGTGGTTCAGCAACATACTATATCGTTGGAAGTCACATTTACATAGTATCGGCTCATTAAGAAGGCTCATGCTGTGAAAGTCACGAGCATGAGCACAATCTCTACAAAAGCGTTTTATTATAGCTCCTTGCTTCTTTCTCATTATTCTGAAAATAAGTTAGGCATTGATTGAGCAGACCTTTCACTCTCTGCTTGTTCTTCTTTTTGAATCTCCTCAAATGTTTCGTCTGCATTGTCTGTAAGGTTAGCACGTCGTATGGCTTCCTTGTGGCTGATGATTGGCTTATTGCCATCTGCCTTCATCCATTTCTCAATCTCAGCGGCTTCATCCTCCTGTATGAAAGGAGTGATAACATGCTCAATGGAAATTTCATCCAAGCGATCAGCCCAACTTGTGTTCATCTTTGCAAGGAATGCCTTTATTACGTTTGCTTCTCTCTCGAAGCCTTCCGTCCACTTACCAGCTTCTTCTCCTATTTTGAGGTGAGCATCCATTAGAAGTGTCTTGCGCGAGTCGTAGCCTATATTTCCGAGTGATTTCATATTCTCAAAAGAAATATCTGGCATTTGTGATTGCATGAAGTACAGCTTAATGAGAGTGTCTACATGATATTTCAGGGCATCTATAGCCTGTTGCCATGAAACATAGCTTACATCACCGTTCTCCATAACTCTGTAAACTCGTCGTGTTTCGCCCTTGTGTTCCTCTCCTACAATAGCACCGGCAACTTTTAATATTGGTGCAGAGTTATAAGCAATAACATCACTGTTTCGAGATATTGTATACTCAATATTTTCACGAATTGGCTTTAATCCCTCCCAACATGGCTCATGTCGATACCAGTATATAGCTGGTATTTTCTCAATGCTTATCTCGTCACTTGTTACAAGCTGCCATCCGTTTGTATTATCTTCAGAAGACGAGTTCCATTTATAATGATGTGTAGATGTGAATGTTTCAAAGAAAGTAATAGTGGTATCAGCAACTTTCTTATCGTATTCAAAAGACAAGGCGAGCAAATCCTCGTATTCATCGAACAAAGGGTAAATATGCACCCCATCCATAGGTGAGAATGTACGGCATTTGAGTTTGTATTCACTTTCAAACCCATATAGATTGTTCTTTTTTCGCTGCGTGTACCATAATGTGAACATTTCGCAAGATGCATAATAGCACTTGGCACGTTTCATGTTCTCTGCATCAATATGTGCATTAGTGTAGATTTTTTCTATAGCCTTTGCTATAGATTTAAGAGTGCCGTCGTTCTTGTCGTAAGAATATATTCTTTTTACTGGTATAGATACCGTAAATTCAGATATACGGCGCGTCAGAAGTTTTTCGAGACCGATAGGAATACGCGCTGCCTTTTCGACGATACCACCAGGTAAGATTTTGTCTCGCCGGCCAGTTTTATCCTCGACTATTTCGTGTAGACTAGGTTCATATTCGATTATGAGCTTACTCCAACTAGGAACATAAATAGACCGTTCCTTTAATTTACCAATGATTTCAGAAACATCAGTAAGAGAAAATAAATCTTCAATATTTATCATGTCTTTTCTTGCAAAGTTAGAAAATAAATACTGGTTAATATCTATAGATTTAGTATATTTAACTAAAATATCTATTAGTATATTTGTATATATGCGGATTTATTAGTACCTTTGCATATAGAAAGATGGGAGGTAGATTTGATTAACCTGACCCTCCCAATAAGTTGAACCAATTAAAAATTAAGGATTATGTCAGAAATCATAGGAAATGTCAGAATGAAAGATTTGAAGAATAAAATTGATGAGGCATTTGAAAAATCATCGAAGGAGATTTCTTTAATTATGTCAAGAACCAATTGGAAAGTTGAGTCAGTTGATATTCTGTTTGCCGGAGCAGGAACTACCATTAGTCTTGGAGGAGACAAAGACAAGCTTTTGGATTTGGTATGGATGTCAAAGAGAAGACATGGCGAGGAGTCTTTCACGACCAATGTTAGAACAACAGGCAGCTTTGAACTACTTGCAGGAAACGAAATTGGTAGTGAAGCCAATTTCTATAAAGAGATTGGAAATCTTATTGCCGACAACGCTTTACTGACAAGTATAAGAGAGCAGTTGGTATCTTTCTTTAATGAAGTCAATGTCATTAAAGAAGAAATGAAAAAAAATATAACACGAAGATTAAGATGATAACACCAATAGAACCTATAGTAAATGCATCCTCTCGTTATAGTATTGGAGAGGCTGCCAGGATATTGGGTGTGCATAGAAACTCAATATTGAACTACACGAAAGCTGGTTTGTTAAAATGTGGTATTCGCAAGGCAACTAAAAGAAAGTTTTATACTGGTTTGGAAATACTTAAATTTTGGAGGACAAGCATATGAAAGACAAAGATACAGTTTGGGGTATGGTATACACTGTACTGTTCGTTGTAGAAATGATATTCGTAATAATAATATTTCATTAGACCTAAACATGATAGCACTTGAATTTATAGGAACAATAACAGAGGATGCTAAGGTGGGCATTTCAGCCGATAACAAAAAAGAAGTCACGTTCCCAGTCGATGTAAAAAGAGGTATTGATAAGAACGGATTAGACAAGTCCTTAGTAATCTATTGCAAGAAAAAAGGTGAATGTTCTTCAGATAAGCGTCTTGTAAGAGATAAAAAAATCTTTGTCCGTGGCGATGTAAACGCTACTATAAAGAATGTATGCACAGGAGTTAGTAGAGCTGCAGTAGAATGTACCATTTGGCAATTTGAATTACTATGATAGACTGGAAAGCATTCTACGCCAACGGTGGTTATTATGGCGATAACGACCCTTACTGCTACGATGACGGCAATGATGAGGAGTACGAGGAAGATGACGAGTACGACCCAAACGATTGATACAATTCTGATCTGAGTACGAATCAAGTTATTAACGCTTTTTATTTTAGAATATGAACAACAAGATTATCGGCTTACTTGCTGATAGAAACATTATCAACGAGAACATTATAAGACTTGTAAATGAAGACATCAAAAGCCTACCATACAAGAAAGATGATAAGTGTATTAACACCAAAACAAAAGAGGTGTTTTGGATACATGATATATGTCCTACATTGCTGAACGGTATAACACCGAATGGGCATTTCACCATTTACGTGAATCCACCCAAAAATGATGGCACACGATCAGCAAGAAAACGAATATTGTATTATGAGTTTCAAGACATAATGAAATTGGAGGATTAACAATGAAGACAACAACAATTGACTTTGTAGACAACGCTACGACCAGAGAGGCAGGCGTCTACGCAATGAAGTACGGATGGGCATTTGTAAAGGGTGTGTGCCGTGAAGTAAACGATTTTGTGCATCGGCTGCCATGGGTGTGCATAGGCGCTGTGCTGATAGTGGCAACGTCAGTGAGCAACGTGTGCATTGCGGAAGCGAGAGCCGAACGCGACAAGGCGAACAAGGCGCAGATGGAGCTACAGCAGCAAGTAGAACAGCTAACATGCGCTGTCGAAGCAGAAAGGAGTGCACGTTGAAAAAGAGAATAAGAAAGAAGATGATAGCAGGTACACATAAAAAGCTTCCTGTCAAGTTGTATAACGCCTTTTTGTATCAAAAAGGAATGTTGCCTCTTTTGGTACAGATTTATAGGTCCTACAAAACGATTAAAGGGGTTCGTATATATGCAACGGTAACAAGCCATAGTGAAGCAGAAGTACATAAAAAATTTAAACATTAATCCTAAGAACATAACTATGAAGAAGAAAATCAAGACATGGCTTATCCACCTTCTGGGTGGTGTGACAGTAGAAGAATCGAAGAACAGTAGCAAGGGACATTATCGCATCGGCATCTTTTTTACTTTGGCTGACCTCAAGCATTATGCTGACAGTCTAAACGGCAAGCCTGCCGATGAATGGTGCAAGAAGATGTACGAATATATATGCGGACGACAAGAACTTTTCAATGGAACTGACGAAGAAAGACCAACGGCACATCCGTAACCTCGCCACGTCTGACGTGTTCAAGATTACCGTCAATGCGTCAGAATATGCCGAGACTTACAGAATAGCCTACCTCAAGGAGACTATGAAATACCTCCAAGAGAAGATAGAATTCCTGGAAATGCGTTACAATAAAAATTACAACAATGGAAAACAAGATTAACATAGCAGAGATATTGACGGACTGCCAAGGTGAGATAAAGCTGTATAGTCCTTTATTTGGAAAGGTCAAGTTCATCGAATGTCGAAAAGATAGCATTTCTGTTTTTTCCAAGACTATCAACGGAGAGGACATTTTCAATACTTTTACGGGAAATGGAGCTTTTTATTCTGGATATTCTCAATCAGAATGTCTTTTGTTTCCCTCCCGTGAAATGCGCGACTGGACGAAGTTCTTCAAGCGAGGCGACGTGGTGTATACCAAAGATGGCGGCATGTACGCTATCTTTGAAGGTTGGGTGAATGACGATTATACCGAATTTAACACAACAATCTGTTTTTATGTGTTTGACGCATCGTTTGACGAGGAGGTGGTCTGCGACACGGATTGCTTTGTAAAGGCGAGAGAAGGAGAAAGAGCGACGTTTATCGCTAACGCAGAAAAGCATTACAATGGCAAGTACAATCCCGACACCCTGCGAGTAGAGCCAGTAAAGCCCAAGTGCCCGTTCAAGCCGTTTGACAAGGTGCTGGTGAGGGATGGTGTAGATGAACAATGGAGGATAAATATATTTTCTCACCACCAAGAAAAAGGTGGTTTCCCTTATGTTTGTATGAGCGGTGTTTACCGTGATTGCATCCCTTACAACGAGGACACCGCCCAACTTCTCAACACTACCAGCCCTTACATAGAAGGAGGCAGCGAATGAGCTGCCCCTTCTCTCTCGAAAACGTCAAGTTCCGTGAGACCGCACACATAGCCTTCGAGGACGAATACGTCACGGCATACCAGTCCACCGACATCGTCCCGAAGATATACAAGAGCGTCAACACTCCTCGCGACAAGAACGGACTGGTATCAGGCAAGCCCAAGACCTACTACCGCACACGATACAGCGAATGGGTCACGGAAAAGACATTTGTTGAACAATATCATAAAATCAGAGAAAAATTCTAAGTTATGATAATAGAAATATTGAAAATCATCGCCAGCCTCTCTATCACCATAGCACTCTTCTATACTTTCTTTAAAGTTGGCAGACTGAGTGCTTACGACCGTCTTATGGAGCATTTTAACGATGCTGTTAAGCTTATTAGCAAGCAGGAAGTATACATGAAAATGTTGGAAGAGCAACATGGCCCTAAGCGCCCTATGCTAATCGAATACGAGCCTTCAGTCCATGCCGAAGACTTCATTGACAGCTTGCAACGGATGATAGCCCAATATGGCAACAAGACTGTCGAACTTGAAAGCACAGACATTACAGATGTTATCTACGATGCCGAACGAGGATATTTCACTCCAACATGTCTGTGTGACATACCGCTTAAAGCGAGCGAAATAGTTGACTTGATGCGGAAGCTGATAAACAAGCACGGCAATCTCGCAGTAGAGTGCCCAAAAATGATGCTCTCATCAATTACATATTACGCAGATAAAAACAAGTTTCACATTAGTTAGTTATAATATGATAGACGAAAAGAAAATCACAGAAGAGGTAAACGCTTACATGTCTTGTGAAAGTCTCTTACCTACTCCTCTTACTCCCGAAATCCTCGAAAAGAACGGATGGGAGCGAGATAAACTGGTGTCATACATTTATGGTCACAACATCGAAGTTATCTGCACTCCTAATAGTGAATGGATGTATGTTACTTTTAAAGGTGAAACCATACACAGGATAAAGTACGTCCACGAACTTCAGCGCATACTTTGGGCACTGGGCTTGGACGCAAATCTAAAGATTTAAAGGAAATCGAGGAAAATCAGAGGTAAATTTCCCCTAATCAAAAAATCAAATAAATATAACATGGATATTGTTAACAACAAATATGTAAACACTGTCATTGGCAGCATAAGTGGCAAAATTACCTACAACGGTAAAGTCTTTAACGTACCGAGTAGCTCCCGTTTAGAAATGGCGGACGGCAAGGTTCTCATCAATGGCAAGCCCCTCGCAGAGTACAACGAAGCCGACTGTCCAATCATCAAAATCGAGATAACCGGTTCTGCTAAGAACATCAAGACTACAAACGGAGACGTGACGGTCAAAGGCAACGTAACAAGTATAGAAACAATGAGCGGCAGCGTGCATTGCCAAACCGTTGAAGGCGATGTCTCAACAATGAGCGGCAGCGTCACTTGTGCCAACATCGAAGGTGATTGCTCAACAATGAGCGGCAGCATAAGGAGATAAGTAACATGACAATATCACAACTCATCACGTCTTTGCAGACCTTGCAAAAGCGCATAGGCGACACCGACGTACTCCTCAACGGACAAGACATCCGCTTTGTCGAAGACGAGTGGTGGCGAGGTAAAGAAGTGGTAAACTTAGAATAATAGCGTATGCAAAAGATTATGTTCAACGACAAGTATTGTCTGACTGATTCCGTGCTTGCAAAGCGAAAGACGCAGACAAGGCGAATTATCACAAACAAGGAGATGCTTGAGATTATCAAAAAATTCGACTCTCCAGCTTCGCTCTTTCTTGTTTACGACCGTTTCGTTTTCAATCCCGATTTGAGAAAAAGATTTATCAATAATCGCAAAGTTATGCGCTATCAGATGAACGAGACCGTAGCTATTGCGCAATCGTATGCCGACATTACGCCTCAAGCAGATTGGGCAAACTGTATGACCCGCAAAGAGGAAATAGGTTGGAATAACAAAATGTTTGTTTGTGCCGAAGATATGCCCATCATATCCGTATAACCAAAATTCGCATTGAACGCTTGCAGGAAATCAGCGACGAGGATTGTATAGCTGAGGGTATTTGGAAAGGTGTGACCTATTGGTATCACGGTCTTGCAAACTCTCCGTACCGAACGGCTAAAGAAGCCTACGCAGCTCTAATAGACAAAATCTCCGGCAAAGGCACATGGAAGAACAATCCCTATGTATTCGTGTATGATTTTGAACTAAGTGACTAAGACTATGAAACAGCGATTAGCAAAGAAAATAGTAAAGGCAAGCCCTCTGTATCTCAGGTATTGCATTGCGTTTAATAAGAAGCCGTATTTTAACAGATATTGGCATCGAAAATGGGAACGCGCGTATTCTCGTCAAATCCTATCTATGTGGACAGTAAGAGTTGATAGTCGTCTGTCTGTCGCTGTTCGTAAAGCGGATGCGTATGGTCGGTCTATTCGTGATAAAATACAATCCCGCAGAGCACTAATATAAACAAATAAAACATTAACAAAACAAAGTAAACAATGGGAAAAGAAATGAAACAGTACACAGGTACTAAGACAGTAAAGGCAAAGCCTATGACAATGGGTGAAGCCTACGAGCGCAAGCTTTTGAAGGAAGGAGTAAGACCTTCTGAGTGTGAAACAGACAAGGCTGGCTACCTTGTTGAATGCGAGGGCGGCTATCAGTCTTGGAGTCCGGCAGATGTATTCGAGAAGGCTTACAAGCCGTCTGAAACGTTCGTCAACAGAATGCTTCTTGAACTCGAAGACCTTGAAAAACGCATGTATAAATGCGATAACTTTCTTTCTTCGGATGAGTTCAGTGCTTTAGACGCACTTTCTCGTGCTTTGTTGACTGTGCAAAGAGGGGCGATGGGGCAATATTACTTTGTCTTGGCAGACAGATTTATAAAGGCAAATAAGATGAAAGCTAAGTTGTCCAATTTTACATTCGGCACGGCAGTACTTTATCTTAAAGCAGGTATGGCTGTTCGTAGAGCAGGATGGAACGGTAAAGGTTTATTTGTTGTCAAGCAAGTTCCATCACACATCACAGCCGACATTATCCCTAACATGCAGTCGCTTCCTCAGTCTGCCAAAAACATCTTGATGAGTCGTGAGAATCCTCATATTGACTACACCAATCAGATGCTTATCATCAATCCAGATGGTAGAGCAGACTCATGGGTTCCATCTTCATCTGACGTATTTGCGGAAGATTGGGAGTTGGTAACTGAGTAATTAATCCTCTCCCTGGTGACAGCAGGGAGAGAAATCTAAATAAATAGTATGGAACGATTCAAAGACATATTACAACTCACAGCCAATTGTGAGATAACAGAAATAGTAGACGGAGAATTGTGTAGATGGAAGTACATAATGATACACCCAGAGGACAAAAGTTATATTCTCGCTATTAACTGTTTTACTCATAATGTTGATAGTCTAAACCTTTTCTCAATGAAGAAAAACTACTTTTTTATAGGGAAAAGAGATATTGAATTTATTATAAGAGAGAAAATAAGACAAAAAGAAGACATATTAAAACTCGTTAAACGAGACATACAAGATCTGCATAACGAGTTGAAGTTTTACGGACTCGAAGACATTAAAGGAGAATTGGAGGATTAACAATGAGCAAAGGAAAAGGATGTGTCTCCTGGAACACATCCCCGAAAGAACAAGCGTAATACTTACGCTGTTACATAGAAATGGAAGTACTTGCCATTCTTAGGGTAGATAATCTTACCTGCCTTGCGAATGTATCGGCAAAACACTTCCTTCATGTTACTTTCTTGCAAATTAGAATCTTTCATGAGGCAACAACCTCCTTTCTGGCATTTATACTCTTCAGCGAAATTGCTTGGAGTACTTTGCATGGAGCCACCATACAAAGAAAAACCCCAGCACAGGACTGGGGGAAATGTCTTAGAGCTGGAGGGCTTGAAGGACTTTTTTCTTGGCTGTTTCGCCAGAGGTTGTTAACCTCGATTCTAATTTGCGCTACAAAGTTAATCATTTATATGATTATATAAACAGTAACAAAGTTAATGAAGTTTAAATAGAGTCTAATTTAGGTTACTATAAAATAGTATATAAATTTAAAGTACATATTTTTATTATGAACAGACAACAAGCTAAAGACCTTCTGCCTATTATACAGGCGTTTGCAGAAGGTAAAACAATACAGCAAGCAGGAAGAAGAGGTTGGTTTGATGTAGACAGTATTAATTTTGATTTATGTAAATACCGCATTAAACCAGAACCCAAGTACCGCCCATTTGCTAACGCAGAAGAGTGTTGGCAGGAAATGCAGAAGCATCATCCGTTTGGATGGATAAAGAAAACCTGTGGAGATTGTAATTTTCTACACATAATGGAATTGTACTCCACAGGCATTTTAATTAATAAGGTTGATAGATTTGGTAGTTTCAGAAACTTGATTAAAACGTACGACTCTGCTTTTGCTGAAACAATTTTTGCCGACGGCACGCCCTTTGGCATAAAGGAGGAATAATATGGCATGGGTATCGGTAGATTATATTGGCGAATGGATATTCAACTGCAAGCCTGATATGTGGGCTGGGGATTGTGTCGAGCACAACTATTGGCTGCCACAAGATAAATATGGTGCTCACGGTTTTCAACTTCCAAAAGGTAGTATTAAGAAGCTTATCGGACGAGAGCTTAACTGGAATGATGAACCTGTAGAACTTAAGGAGGAATAAACAATGAGGACAATAAAATTTCGTGGCAAGGACGTCTTTACAGGCGCTTGGCGATATGGTGACTTGGTGCATAATCAGAAGGTCACAACCACTGGTCTAACGCCTCGAACTATGGTCGGTGGGTATGAGGTTGACCCAGAGACTGTGGGACAGTTTACGAACCTTAAAGACTCTAAGGGGAATGAGGTCTACGAAGGTGATGTTGTTGTGTGTGATAACGGTATAATTGTTAACGAAAAATACGCTTGTGTTGTCGTTTTCAAGCATAGCTCGTTCTGTCTTCGTTCTGTGGATAATACTGTGACTACTTCTATCATGATTCATGTTGACTGTGGACGGCTATTGTGCTGGGCAGTCATCGGCAACGTATTCGACAATAAAGCGAAAGAAAGGAAAGAATAAAATGAGAACTATTAAATTTAAGGCTAAACGCCTTGATAATAAAGAATGGACTTGTGGCTACTTCTACGAGGAGAATGATAATACATACATTATCGAGAATCGTCAAAAGGAAAGTATATTGAATAGAAACATTACATACAAGGTTAACCCCAAGACCGTCTGCCAGTTCACTGGCTTACACGACAAGAACGGCAAGGAGATTTATGACGGTGATGTCCTCGCCCACGATGGCAAAATTATCGGTCATGTTGTTGATGGTGTTCGCGGTTACTGCTTCGATGTGGTGTATGCCGACCCTGTAAGCACAAGCACATGGCCGTTATATGGAGTCGTTGTCAACGATTATGAAGGCGATGTTGAGGTTGTAGGCTCCATTCACGACCGAAAGGAGAAATAATATGATATACAAAGTAAACAATATGGAAAGAACTATAATATACAGAACACAGCGTACCGTTACAGACGTACGCACAAAGGGAGGTATGAAGGCACATATTTGTGTGTATGGCGAGATAGCGAGAGCGAAGGGCAAAGGTTTTTGGATTTTCAAGCTGCCCGACAGATACATACGCAGAACTTGGCTAATGGAGTACATGGAGACCGTGATAGGGACTTACGAGCCCCGTAATTGTGACTTGAATAGGCTTTCCTTCGAGAGTGCCAAGCGAGTAATGCAAGTGGAGCGTATAATGGAAATGAACCTTAAAGCAAAGTGTCATGAATATAAGAAGAAGTCTGGTAAGGCAGAATAGAAACCTGCTTGCTGTGCATCCTGAAGTGATTAGTTCCACTGAGGAACTAGCTTATCTCCATAGAATAGAGCAGCTTGAAAAAGAAAACAAACGTTTATACAACATTATTAAAGAACAACAATCAATAATAATCAAATATGGAAACTTTGAAACCGGAAGAAATTCCAGAAGAGCTAATGAAGCTTATGCGTCAACAGTTTGAAGATCAACCGAAAATCCGTCAGTTAAGGATAGCGGCCGATCAAAAACTAAGGAAGGGGCAGTATGTGCAAGCAATGCAACTAAATGAAAAGATTGAAGAGCTTTTCAGTGTTGTTGTCCTTGAATATTTAAAAAAGGCAGAACGAGAGAATAAAACATATTCGCTGGAAGCATCGAAAATGCCAAGGCAAGATGTGGCAACTTGTGTGCAATTAATTGTCACTTTATACATGGCAATAGACATCATAGATACGTGCATAAAGAATGTGAATGAAACTCTTCATAAAACGAACAAGGATGTCAGTCTTTCTATGTTCGAGGATATCAACCAACTTACAAAAATGATAAAGGCAAAAATGGAGTTCTTCAACAGAGATACAACATTTCTGAAATATAACTATTGGGGTGATATAACAGACAATATGTACGAAATGATGAAGAATAAAGCGAAAGCAATAATAACTAAAACAGAAAGAAAGGAAAGAAAGGATGAGTAGAGGTAAGCATTTCACACAAGACGAGATTGATTTCTTGAAGGTTAATGCTCTAATAATGACTACAAGAGAATTAGCAGAAAAGCTTGGACGGAATTATTGGGCTGTTCATCGAAAACTTCAAGAATTGGGCGTAAGGAAAAATCATATATTTACAGCCGACGAAGATTACATTATAAAACGGATGTATGGCAAATACACTGCTAAAGTAATTGCTACAAAGATTGGTGTAGATGAAAATGCAGTATATAACAGATGCAAAAAACTTAAATTGAAATGAATATGATAAGCAGTTTTACGATAGACCACACTAGGTTGAGGCCAGGTATTTATGTGTCAAGGGTAGATAGCATAGGGAAAGAGCGAGCTACAACGTATGATTTGAGAGTATGCTGCCCTAACAAAGAGCATATGACATCAAAAATCGCACATACAATAGAGCACCTGATGGCTGATTATTTACGCAACGAATGGGTATATAAACAAAAAGTTATTTACTTTGGACCAATGGGATGCCTAACTGGCTTCTATCTAATACTTAAAGGTAAGCCAGACATTGTAAGGGTAGCTTGCGCTTTAGTCGACGCTTTGAGATTCTGCTCTAATAGCTCGTCTATACCGGGAGCAACAGAAAAGGAATGCGGAAACTATAAAATGAACGATTTACCAGGAGCCATCGAGGTTTTGAAACTTTTCAAGGAAGATATAGAGAATAAAATATCAGAAGCGTCAAAGGTGTTCTCATATCCACTTTAGATTTATACTTAAATATAAAGATTTGATTACCAGAGACTTATTTTAGAGATAATCTTTGCTAGTCAAATCTTTATTATTATATTTGCACCATAATAACTGCTGTGAAATTATACTGGGATATTTAATGATTAATCACTAAATATCAATAACAATGAACAAAAAGACAAAGCAGGTATTAAGTATTTTGAAACCTAAATGTAAGGCGTTAGGGTTCAATTCAAATGAACTTGAGGGTATCGCAGCAGATATTGCCGATAACCTTGATGTTGACGAAGAAGCCTCAGACGAGGAAATAAACGAAAAGATTTCAGCGGAGGTTGATACGGTTATTCCTTATCTTAAAATTGCCCAAAAGGCATCCAATCGTGTTATTCAGAATTCTAAGAATAACAATAATCCAGACGACATAAACGAAAATAATGCCGGCAAAGGAAATAACGACCCATCAGAAAAAGAAGAAGAGAAAGTACCAGCTTGGGCACAGGCTATAATAACCCAACAAAAGGCGATACAAACAGAGCTAACGGGATTGAAGTCTGAGCGCGAAACAGATAGTAGACGTTCAAGACTGAAAGCATTGCTCAAAGACACTGGAACATTCGGTAAAAGTACTCTTAAAAGCTTCGATAAAATGAAGTTTGAGAATGAAACCGACTTCGAAGAATTTTATGATGGTGTAATAGAGGATTTAGCGACGCTCAATCAAGAAAGAGCTAATGCTGGGCTTGCGAAACTTGGTGCCACTGCAGCCACAAGTGCGAACAAGAAAGAAAAAGAAGACAAGCCAGAAGTAATGAGCGACAAGGAGATAGACGAGTTGGCTGATACAATGTAAAACTTCATTAAATTTAAAAATTATGTACGGAGTAGAAGCAGCAGAGATTTTCGACTCAGGGAAAGAGTCTGTTATTATCCGTAAATACCTTAACGGTATTACAGGAGGTGTGGTGCTAGACATGACAGGATTTGATGCACCATTTATCAAGTGTGGACATGTAATAATTCGTAGTACAAAGGATGGCGAGTACAAGCCAATGCCTGTTACAGGCAATGCGTATTCAACGCTACCAGAGAATCATGAATATGTCGGCATTTGCATTACAACAGCACCGAAAGATACGCCTCATGTCGGTGTTCTTACAGCTGGTGAGGTAAACGACAAGGCCGTACCTTATCCAGTAGAAGCAATTAAAGCAGCATTTAAAACAGCAGTACCCACAATTCAGTGGGGACATGACAAAATAGGTTAAGTATGAACAGTTCATTATTTTTAAAGTATGTATTGAGCTTCTTTCCAATACTGAAGACGCTCATAGAGAAGATTAATGGCAAGCGAAAAAACGAGCTAACTTATCTTCACAAAGACACATCAATTCTTCGTCGTGTTTACTCTACAGACAACAAATGGGAGGCAGATACAGTCGACACAAGCTATGTAGCCGCTGACTATGTAGCGAACCCCCAAACATTGTGTAGCATTGTATGAAACCGCAAGTTTTCAGTAACTTACGCATTTGGAAGATTCTGTGGAAACATTTACTTTTGTGAAATAATTATACTTTTCTTGTTACTAATTTGTTACTTCATTTATGGGAAATTTGGATAAAGAAGTCGTAAGACTTAGAATGAAGCCATTGAAGAATGGCGGTATGAGTTTGTATCTTGACATCTATGTTGAAGGTGTACGCAGATATGAATTTCTGCGTTTGTATCTGAAAGAAGAATTAACGACAGCAGACCGGCATGAGAACCAACGAACCCTCCAACTGGCAAACGCTATTAAAGGCAAACGCCTTGTCGAAATCCAAAACAACCATTTTGGATTTACCAATACTAAAGTGGCACAGAATGCCGACTTTATTGCTTACATGAAGAAAAATGTGCGTTGCGGAGGGCATGGTAATGGTACAAAAGAGATGGTTAATAATGTCGCAAAAAAACTATATGAATACTCACGACGTAGGGTCATTCCATTTAAAATGATAGATAAGCAGTTCTGTCTCGGCTTTATTGACTTCTTGAAAAACTGCCGTTCAAAGGGGAGGTTAAACAAGCAATTCAAGGTAGCCATACCTCTTGCCGACAAAAGTGTATACTCTTACTACTCTATTTTTTCATCAAATATACGGCGTGCATACAAGGATGAAATTATATCAGAAAACCCATTGTCAAGAATACATTCTGACGATATACCGAAGAATCCCAAAACCGAACGTGGGTATCTCACAGAGGAAGAGGTAAAGACGCTCTACGCTACTCCATGCAAACACGATTTTGTAAAAACGATATTCCTTTTTGGTTGTACTACTGGATTAAGACTTTCTGATATAGTTTCATTGCGTTGGGAAAATCTAACATATTGCAAAGACGGCAGTATTGTGTGCAAAAAGAAGCAGGTAAAGACTGGTAATATAGTGGAGTTTCCTATGTCTGACGCTGCAAAAAAACTTCTTCCACCACGCTATAATGGCGCAACAGGTTTAATTTGGGGATGGAAACTTCATAAAGGTACAGTAGAACATTGTATACAAAAATGGTTGATGTCTGCAGGCATAACACGTCGAATAACTTTCCATTGCTCACGGCACACTTTTGCCACCCTCATGCTGACGAAAGGAGCTGATCTTTACGTCGTGTCAAAATTGCTCGGACATTCTGACATATCCAGTACGCAGATTTATGCCAAAGTTGTTGACCAACGAAAAAAAGAAGCTATAGACCTAATGCCCGACTTTAAATCCTAAATATATTTAAATATATCTGCATATATGCTCATATTCCACAAATATTTTGTATTTTTGTATTGTTAAAATATTTGTGGAATATGAGCATAGAAGACAAAAAACTTTTGAACGAAATCGAGAAGATGGGTGATAACCTTGACACTCGTCAGTTGGTCTTTTTGATGTTGCGCAGATTGGCAGCAATAGAAAAAGGCGGTAAATCAATCTTTTCTTTGAAGGAAGCAGCCATGTATATGGATTGCTCTACAAATCATGTGCGAGACTTGGCAAGGGACGGCAAAATCGCAAGGTTAAAACCTGCCATCGATGGCGGTAAGGCTGGCAGAATTTATTTCCTGCGTAAAGACCTTGACGCTTATCTGACCATGCACAGAATACCAAGCATTTATGAGGTAGAGCAGCAAGCCTCCGACTATATTGTGTCACATCGTTAATAGTAGGTTATGGAAGGTACGCACAATAGATATTTGCTTGTACCACTCCCCATGCTGCGTTTAGTGTTTACAGAGCCAGAGAAAGCCTTTGATGATATGTTAGAATATGGGTTCTACAAATCAGCAATGACCGAAAAAATAGGCATCGAAGAAGCTGCGTCCAAATTGGCATACGCCATTTGTTTTCCGAAAGGAGTAAACAATGAACTAACCTCATACTTGGATAGTGAAATTGGGCGTTTTGTAGTCAATGGTGACTTCCAACTTGGTAGCGACTATAAGACAGATGGAGAACGTATTGCCAGTATTGTTGTACATCATGCTCTACAGGACAGCGTTTTTAATGCGGCAGTACTGGAATGGTGCAAGTTACGAAATGCGATGTCGCTATTTGAGGTGAGTGGTGGCTCATATCAAAGAACATTGGACGTTGTTAAAAGGCACGGAGCTTTCAGAAACGAACCGTTGTGCATGCTTACCAAAGATGCCATTTTTTCAGCCCGTGACGAGATGTATTCCGAGGATGCAAAAATACAATTTTGTATGTATGCAGGTATAAAGTCTATACTTGGAAGAAAAACTTGGTGTTACACCCATAGGGCAACGATTTTAGAAAGAACTTTCGGATGCAAGGACAAAGCCACCCTCCAATCCATAACTGACAGCCGGATACTGGATGCTCACAAAACATGGTCAGCCAGGAAGCGATACGAGCGTATATACAACCGTCTCGAAAATGAGGAGTTTATCTCCACATTCGGTGCATGGAGGTTGGTCTTTGTTTCGGCTTCCTTAACCTTGGATGAATTGTTGGAAGCGGTGAAAACGTGGAAAATAAAACAGAAAACAGGCAAATCTCCTAAGGAGTTGAAAGTTGGGAAAATGATGGAGGAAATCAATGGGGCATAATCGGTACATCATTAGGGGCATCTATAATAGAGAGGTCAGCTATAATATACGGACATCTATAATACAATGGGGCATAATCGGTACATCATTAGGGGCATCATAAAGGGCACCTATTAAATAAAGATAGAAATAAAGATAGAAATATACTACCGTAGGTAAAACTCTTACGAGTTTTTATAACGCGCGTATGTGCGCATGCGTGAGAGAAACTTGTTGAACCGACTAAAAGAAAATGCAAAATGATTACACTACGAGATTATCAAGAAAATATATCAGATAAAGCGGCAGAGAAACTGCACAACAATGGACTGGCTTATCTCAGTATGGAAGTAAGGACTGGTAAAACCTTAACAGCACTCGCCACTGCTGCCAAATATGGCGCAAAATCAGTCCTTTTCATAACCAAGATAAAGGCGATACCGTCCATAAGAGCAGACTACGATTTATTGTCTCCCGAATACAAATTAGAGATAATAAATTACGAGAGCGTTCATAAATGCACTGGAGAATACGATTTAATCGTCTGTGACGAATCCCACAGCCTCGGGGCATATCCTAAACCATCGCAGCGAACAAAAGCCGTCAAAACGGCTGCAAAAGGCAAACCAGTGCTTTATTTGTCGGGTACACCAACTCCCGAAAGCTATTCGCAATTGTACCATCAACTTTGGGTGTGCTCTTTTTCTCCATTCGCAAGGTGGAAGAATTTTTATTCGTGGGCAAAATCATTCGTATTCAAGCAAACGAAATTTGTAAATGGATATACCATCGTGGATTATTCCCGAGCAAATAAGCATCTGATAGACGAATACACAAAACAACTATTCATCTCCTATTCTCAAGAGCAAGCTGGGTTTAGTAGCAATATAGTAGAGCACAATATAGTCGTTCCAATGAAGGAGTCAACTTCTGAATACTTTAAGCAGTTGAGCAAGGACAAAATCATCACCATTGACGGCAAGGAAATTCTCGGTGATACTCCTGCAAAGATGTTAGGCAAGCTGCATCAACTTTCCTCGGGAACCTTAATAGCAGAAGATGGCACACATTTACAACTGGATGCGTCAAAGGCTGAATATGTAAAGGCACACTTCCGAGGGCAGAAGATAGCAATCTTCTACACTTACCAAACAGAGTTTGAAATGTTGAAGTCATGCTTCCCGAACTACACGGAAACGCCCGAAGAATTCCAATCATCATCAGACAAGGTGTTCATATCCCAAGTCCGCAAGGCAAGAGAAGGGGTGCGTCTTGATTCGGCAGATAGTTTGATATTCTTTTCCTTTGAATACTCATACCTCAGCTATGAACAAGGGCGCAATAGACTAATATCTAAAGAGCGCAAGACCCCTGCGGATGTATATTTTCTTTGCTCTGACTTTGGCATAGACAGAGACATATTGGATGCCGTTCACGGAAAGCAAGATTTCACCCTCTCATATTACGGGAAATGCGTTTCGCATAGAAACACAAAATGAAACATAAAAAGCAACTCAAAAAGGAACACAAATGACAACGAGAGATATACTTGAAAGCCAGGTTCAAAGAAGCCTCATCAAAAAATATGAAGCAGAGGGATGGTTTGTGGTAAAACTCATACTTACCACAAAAGCAGGCATCCCAGATTTGCTTCTATTGAAAAATGGCAAGGCGAGGTTCGTTGAGGTGAAGCGCCCAAATGGGCATCCCACAAAATTACAGCAATACAGAATCCAACAACTTCGTGACATGGGGTTCGATGTTCAAGTTAAATATCACTGTGAGCCATAGGAACAAATGGCACAATTCTCGCGCGTGAGGTCAAATAAAGACCTTACAGCGAGTTTACGAATCAAAAACAATAAATTATACCATTCAAATAAAACAAGAGCTTATGAGCAAAAAAAACGATGAAATAGAAAAGATGCTTGTGGATGCAATAGTCGAAGCTCCCATAGAGTTTGAGTTAGAAGGTAAATACTTCTGCATCTATCCAAAGTGTTTCGGTGTAAATGCCTTGGTGAACAATATCCGTAGACACTTGGATATAAACGAAGAAAATGTGCGGATAAACCCTATTCTCGAATGTCTGCGCATTTGCCAAGAAAAAAGGTCGCTTGTACTTCGGTTAATCACATTGTGTACTTGCAAAGGACAAAAACAAATCACTAATGCCGCTTTCATAGAAAAGCGGATGAAGTTCTTTGATGAACACATGGAAGAAAGCGATATGGCGAATTTACTGCTCCACTGCCTACAAGACGACAGCGAGAAACTGGCAACCTTTATGAAAGCCTTTGGGATAAATGAGCAGCTTGAACTCAAAAGAAAGATTGTCGAAATTAAAGGAGGGCAAAGCGGAAACCAAGTCAGCTACGGAGGCGTTACTCTCATGGGTAGTCTTTTCGGTTGGTTCTCCGAGCATTTCGGTTGGACTGCCGACTACATCATCTACGGAATTAGCTATGTAAATTTGATGATGATGTACTACGACCATATCGAAAGCGTGTATCTCACGGACAAAGAATTAAGAAAGTTGCCTGCACGTATGCTCGCAAACCGAGAAGACATAATAGATGGCAACAACCGTGATACAGTAATGAAGGCAGTAATTGAAAGTGAACTAAACCCCGAATAACAAAATTTCAGACAGATGGGAGCATTAAAATTTGAAATAACTGGTACTTGTGAGAGTTTGAAAAATGCGTTACGAGACGCACAGACGGCATTCCACACCACAGCGGACGCTGCAGAGCAGCAAGGACAGAGAATTGATGCCTTGCTTGGCAAACTGAAAGAAACAGCAGCGATGATAGGCGTAGGCTTCGGAGTAAAAGAGTTTGGAAGAAAGGTCATGGAGGTTAGAGGACAATTCCAACAGTTGGAAATGGCATTTACTACCATGCTCCAAAGTGAGAGCAAGGCGAATGACCTTATGAACCAATTAGTACGAACAGCAGCTACAACGCCATTCGACTTGCAAGGTGTCGCTGAAGGAGCAAAGCAATTACTTGCCTATGGTACATCGGCAGAAGAAGTGAATGGTACACTTGTACGCCTTGGGGACATAGCAGCCGGGCTTTCAATTCCGTTAAATGACCTTGTTTGGTTGTATGGCACGACCATGACCCAAGGAAGAATGTTTACCCAGGACTTACGGCAGTTCCAGGGCAGGGGTATACCAATCGCTGAGGAGATAGCCAAAATAAAGGGCGTGGCTGTTGATGCCGTTGGAGACCTTGTAACAGCAGGTAAGGTCACATCAGACGTTGTAAAGCAAGCTATTGAGAGTATGACTGCCGAGGGCAGCAAGTTCGGAGGCTTAATGGAAGCACAGAGCCATACAATAACTGGTCAGATAAGCAATATCGAAGACTCAATAGACATGATGTTCAACTCCATAGGTCAGAAATCCGAAGGTATAATCAACACCACACTTAGCGGAGTTTCGTATATTATTGACCATTGGGAACAAGTCGGAAAGGTAATTCTCACCGTTGCCACGGCATTTGGAACTTACAAAGCTGCGTTGCTTGCTGTCATAGCTGCGCAGAAGATTGTAGCGATGGCAAAGACCGCAGAAGCCTTTATCTCACTTGCCAAAGGTATCACCACGGCCAAGGACGCGATGCTTCTCTTCAACATTGCAACCAAAGCCAACCCTTTGGGACTTATACTCGGCATCAGCCGCAGCCGCCTTTGCTCTCTTTGGAGACAGCACAGACGAAGCAACTGATAAGCAGGAGAAGTTTGGAGAGAGCGCAAACAAGGCGGCTGAAAAAGCAGAATCTCTCTTTGCAATTCTCCAGTCGGCCTCATCAACAAGCAAAGTACACAAGGATGCTTTGAACGAGCTTAAAGGTATTGCTGATGAATATGGCATTACACTAAGCAAGGAAGGAGATTTGACACAACAGCTCATAGAGAAGAAAGAAGCCCTAATCGGTGTTATTCGTGAGGAAGCCATAGAACGCCAGCGTGCCAATGACATAACCGATGCGTCTGATACCTACCAAAAGAACATACAAGAGCTTAAAGACCAAATAAAAGAGAGTCTTTCGGATGATTTCTCGGATATGCAGAAGAACCAACTTGTGAACCTCATATCGGAAGAAGATATTAAGAAAATCGCGGAAGCCTACAAAGCGATGATTAATGCACAGAAGAAATCAGTAGAACTCACCGGTTCTTGGAACTCTCGTTTTTCTACAGAACAAATAGGAACATACAATAAAACAATATCCGACCTTGCCGAGAAGGTAGGAGTGTATAGCAAAGCCCTCGGTGTTAGCGAGAAGTCAGCCAATGACGCAAAGCGTGCCATTCAAAACAATGGAATGGCACTTGCCACTACTCGCAAGGAATATGACGATACCGTCAATGCCACAAATAAAGCCGCTGCAGCAGCCCAAAGTGCAGAAATGGCTACTGATGGACTGACAGAATCACAAAGAAGCCTGTCAGACAAAACAAGGATGGCAAAAGAAAATGTGAACGACCTTGCCAACGAGATAAAGAAGATGATAGAGACATACAACAACTCCAATATCAATATTCAAATCTCGTATGAAGAGTTGAACACACCCCCGGCATGGATGCAAGGTGTTGCACAGAAGATGTCGTCAGACCAACTGAAAAACCTTGCGTCACTGCACCAATCAAGGGCGAATCGTATGCGCAGTCACAAGGCACAAACAGGACGTAGCCTCGTAATGAAGAACCAACAAGGTTATTACACAAATGAGCGTGAGGAGCAAGTTATGGCAGGTCAGTATGCCATTCTTGCCCAACAGAAGAAAACAGAGGAGGAAAACGCTCGCAGGGCTGCGGAGGAAGCAAAAAAGAAGAAAACCAAATCCACAACAAAGAAAGACGACAAAAAGCAGCTGGAGCAGCAACAAAAGGACTATGCCGCCTTGATACAGAAGCAGGAACAGGAACGGAAGCGTGAAGCCGAGGACTTGGCTTTCTCCACAACAGAAGCCGAAATAGCAGCCATGAAGGACGGCACAGAGAAAGCCATCGCCCAGATTGACCTTGACTTCAAGAAAAAGGAAACCGAGATAAATCTTGCCTACGAGGACTTGAAACAGCAGAAGATAGACAAGGCGAGAGAGTTGTGGAAAGCGAACCCTAAGAATAAAGACAAGGTTTTTGATGAAAAAAACGTTGACACATCATACACCAAGGCAGAGACAGAAAACTATAATGCTCAACTCAAAGCCAACCAAGCAGAGCGTGACAGAAACCTTGCCGAGGAGTTCGCCAAGGAGCACCAAGCACTCAATGACTATCTGAAAGAATATGGTGACTATCAGCAGAAGAAGCTCGCCATTCAGCAGGAGTACGCGGACAAGATAGCCAAAGCCGAAAATGCTTATCAAAAGGCATCGCTTGCGAACCAGCGCGACAACGAATTGAAGAAACTCGATGCAAGCGATGTGTTTGAGCAAATAGATTGGGAGAATGTCTTTGCCGACCTCTCATCTCACACAAAGGAGTATCTCGTTTCCTTGCGTGCACAGCTACAGTCATTATTAAAAAGTGGTAAGTTAACTGATGTCTCTGATATATCCAAGGTACAGGAGAAAATCAACGATATCAATGCCGAAATAAGCAAGCAGGGAGGAATATTTGACTTCGTAGGTACAAAACAGCAGGAACACATACGTCGCATCAATGAAGCTAAAGAAGCGCAAGAAGCCCTCAATTCAGCAAAATTGCAAGAAGCAGACATTGAAAAACAATATGAGAAAGCTTTAAAGCAGGCAAACCACAAGGCAGCAGATCTTGGAGTGCGCGCTATCGGAGATGATACCACAGGCATACAAGCTAATATAGACAAGGCGGGCATAGACAAGTCTACCAAGGAGTACAAGGAAATGTCATCCATTCTGACAAACCTTGCTGTGCTTGAAGGGAAGCTGGCTAAAGCACGAGAAAAGACCGCTAAAGCCACTATAGAAGCGAAGAACAAAGAGGACGCATCAAAGAAATCAACCACGGCTCAAATAGCCGATTGGTTCTCTGATGCGCAGGAGTTTATATCCAAAAGTGGTATAGACCAGCTACCAGAACTTTTCTCCAGCCTTGGCATGGATGAAGCATCTGCTAAAATTGGTCAAGGTCTATCAGCTTTAAATGACTCCGCTGGTGCTGTTGCAGACTTTGAGAGCGGCAACTACATTGGAGCTTTAACAAAGGGGATTTCTGCCTTACAAGGGTTTTCAAATGTCTTAGGAATCGGCGCAGACAACACAGCAAAAATGCAGGATAAGATAGATGAGCTTAATCAAAAGAATGACGTACTTGCCTCATGTCTTGAAGAGCTGAATGATACACTACAGGGTACAAATTCCATAACGGGAGCACAAGAGGTATATAAGGATGCCGTAGAGCTTATAAATGCACAAAAGAAAAACGCATCAGATGCCATGAAGGCAGAGGCGAACAAGCATGGCACTTGGCGTTCTTCCCTCAATTCTTCTGTTAACGACAATAAAACTTGGAAAAAAGACATGGAGAAAGTGTCAAAAATCCTTGGCAAGACTGTAAAAAGTAGCAAGGATTTTCTTTCTCTATCTCCAGAAGAGATGAAAAAAATCCGCGACACAGACAAAGATTTGTTTATGTCGATTCTCAATGAATATAGAAAAGAAGGCGGCAAGGGAGGTCGCTCTGACAAGTTGCCGAGTATGATACAAGACTATATCGACAAGTATGCTGATGCTATCAATGACCTCAATGAGCAAATGAGCGAGAAATACACCCAGATGTCGTTTGATGACATGAAGAGCAGCTTCTTTGACGCATTGATGGATATGGATAAGGACGCAGAAGACTTTTCGGACGACTTCTCCAAATACCTCATGAAGTCTGTGCTTAATGCTAAAATTGGAGACCTCCTCGATAAGGATTTGAAGGAATTCTATGATGAATGGTCTAAACTTGCTGAGGATGGTCTTTCAGAAACAGAGATTGACTACCTAAACAACAAGTGGGACACAATAGTCAACAAAGGTTTGAAATTCAGAGACGAAGCCTCAAAAGTAACAGGTTATACGGGTTCTTCATCACAGACTGCCACAAGCGTAGGTTGGCAATCCATGGGTCAAGAAACGGCAGATGAACTGAACGGACGTTTCACAGCTCTACAGATAGCAGGAGAGCAAGCAAAAGTAAACACGGACTTGATTGTCTCCGCTGTAAATACGCTCGTAGCTAAGACTGATGCAAATTTCTCTGCCGTTTCGGAAGTCCGTAATATGATGATAATGACAAATTCCTATCTCGAAGACATTAGAAAGTACAACAAACTGACTTATGAGGAGTTCGGCAGCAAACTGGATGATATAAAAATGTCTTTAAAAAATCTTTAGCAGTTAAGCCATCGTGATTGTTTCATGGTGGCTTAACTATTCAGATTTATGAATAGACGTTTTGATGAAATCGAAAAAGCAAAGAACATACTAACAAAGCATTATACCTAAATGGTACAAGAGGTGTGCATTTCTGCACCATTTAGGCGTTATTTATGTATAATCTTTATATGAACATACAAAGATACGGTACAAAACAGAATAATTATGGGCAGTAATGTATTTAATTATTAAGTATTTTATATATTTGCATATATCTCTAAATATTCAGATATGAAAAAGATTTTAGTAATAGCCCCTCATGCTGACGATGAGGTGTTAGGGTGTGGAGGTTATCTGCTGCATCAACGTTCGTTGACACTTCCAAACGACCAACGTGCCAACATTAAGATTGTTGTCGGCACTATCGGAGGCATGGATATTCGCCAAGACTATGATACAAGAATGGCAGAGTTCAATTTGGTTTGTCACAAGTTAGAAGCCGAAGGAGAAATGTTGTTCCCCAAGATGGATGCGATGCTTGACACCGTACCAAGTCGTGAAATAATTTCTTCACTGGATTATCAAATAGAAACCTTCCGTCCCGACGAGATTTTCATAAACTACAGAAGTACACACCAAGACCATATCAAGATGTATGATTGCGCCATGGCTTCAATAAGGCTTCGTGAAGGTTATTTCCCGAAAATGGTTGCTCTCTATGAATACCCATTCGTCACAGACGGCATGGACTTGATTAATGGCGGCAAGATGTATCACGATATTTCTGACAATATCACTGACAAGATAAGGCTTTTCAGTCTGTATGAGACACAAGTAAGAAAATCGCCCTCTCCACTCAACAGCACCGGTATTAAAGCATTGGCTTCAATACGTGGATTGGAATGCGGAGTAAAATACGCCGAGAAGTTCTACATACAAAGAATGATGATGTAGGAAGGAGGTATGAATGGCATTTAAAATTTGGGCATAATGAAGATAGTTACTATACATCAGCCAGAGCATCTGTCTTACCTTGGATTTTTCCATAAGGTAGCAATGGCAGATACACTTGTGCTTCTTGACAATGTGCGGTACGAGAAAAACTACTTTCAGAACCGCAACAAAGTCAATACAAGCGCAGGAGTGAGATATGTTACAGTACCGGTCACAAACACCCACACCGACATTTCAGAAGTTCTGATAGCTGACAATTACGAGTTTGTCTGTAAGAAGAACACAAAGACCATAGAGCAAGCCTACTGCAAATGCCCTTATTGGAGCAAGTACGGAAATTCTTTCTTGGATATATACACGGACTATGACGTACACCTGTCACTTTACAACGAAAGGCTGTTAAAATTTATCCTCAATGCTCTTGCCATAGATGTGGATTTAATAAAAGCCAGCAGCCTCAACGTGAGCGGAGCAAAGACGGAACTTCTTGCATCCATACTCACAAACGTCGGAGCAGACAAGTACATATCAGGATGCAGTGGTCGTGACTATTTGGAACTTGAAAAGATGCCTGTGCCAGTTGAATTTCAGCAGTTCGCTCATCCAATATACACGCAGTGGGGAAAGACGGAATTTCAGCCTTGTATGAGTGTAATTGACGCTTTGTTTAACGTCGGGTCTGATATAATGAACATTATAAAATCGTGCAACAATGGAAAAGGAAGATAAAACGACAAATGGGATGGTTGTTCATTACATGGACATAGAAGAATTGATACCTGCCGACTACAACCCTCGGAGGATCACTCCCGAAGATAGACGGAACATAAAGGCCAGCCTTGAGAAATTCGGCTTTGCCGAGCCTGTTATCATCAACCAAAATCCACAACGTAAGAACATCATCGTAGGGGGACACCAGAGGGTGACAGTAGCAAAGGAAGAACTCGGATATACGGAGGTGCCTTGCGTCTTTGTGAACCTTGACTTGAAGGAAGAGAAAGAACTGAATGTGCGCCTCAACAAGAACCAGGGAAGATGGGATAACGACAAATTGCAAGAGCATTTCAATTTCGATTTTCTCAAAGACGTTGGCTTCACCAATTCAGATTTGAGCTTTTGGTTGTCTGACTACGCCAAGAAGTTTAACAGCATCACCAACAACAACTGCGATATGCCAGTAGTGCCAAAGTTTTCGGAGAAGTATGCCTGCGTTGTCATTATTTCTACAAATGAAATTGATACTTCATACCTCAAGACTGCGTTGAAAATAGACAAATGCAAGTCCTACAAGAACTCACGGACCGGAGAGGGAATGGTTATCAGTGTCGAACACTTCAAAAAAGCTATAGATGGCAGTAAAGATTGAAATCGTCATACCCTCAATGGGTCGAGCCGATAGAGTGATAACTAAAGATTGCATCACTCATGGCATACTTTGTGTTCCCGAGAGCGAAAAACAAGCCTATGAGGAGCACAATCCAGGCATGAATATACTTACCCACCCCGACAGTTTGAAAGGTCTTGCCTTGAAGCGCCAGTTCATCTATGAGCATTATCCAAACTCGTTCCAAATAGACGACGATATAAAATCCATTAATCGCCTATATACGGAGTGCGGAGAGAAAACCTCATTATCGGCAGAAGAAGCCTATGATGTCATTCAGTTCGTTGGCAACATGGCGAAGTTAGCAGGATGCTATTTGTTTGGTCTGAACCACAACGGCAACCCTTTGGGGTATCATGAGTTTCGTCCTATACGATTGACCGGACCACTCAACGGCTGCATAGGTCTGCTTGAAGGGAGCAAGCTCTATTTTGACAAGAGAGCTGTCGTGTCCGAGGACTACTGGATTGCGGCATTGAACGCATACCACCACAGAATGATGTGGATTGACGAGAGGTTTTCAATAGTAGGTATAGACACATTCCATAATAGCGGTGGATGCTCCAACTACCGAACATTGGAGCAAGAAGCCGAGGATACAATGTTTCTGCGTAAAACTTTCGGAGAGTGCATCACCTTGAAAAAAGACACCTCCATAGCAAAACGGAAGCATCCATATCAACGTGGATTAAATATTCCGTTCTAACAAGCTGATTTTCAGAAAATTTGCTTGCGCATTTCAAATATTCAGATTACGTTTGCACCAGTAAAACAATATAACATACTGAATATGAGTACATTTCAAATGACACCAACGAAGCACGGCTACAACTTCTTTGAGGTTGCCAGTGCTTTTCAAAAGTCCATCAGAAGATGCGACGAGAAGCAAGCAATGTTTTGGGCTGTAGAGCTCTATGAGAGCGGCTATCAGCGTTATGCGTGGAAACGCATGCTTATTATGAGTTGTGAGGATTGCGGACTCGGTGAACCAACAACAAACACCATCATCTTCAATTTAAAGCAGACATACGACTTTCTTGTATCACTGAAAGAGCGTTCGTTGCCCGAAAAGTTGCCATTCACCCAAGCTGTTCTCCAACTGGTTCACTCACGCAAGTCACGATTTGTAGACCTTGCTATCTCTGTCTACTGGCAAGAGAACGCTACCAAGCATTACGATATGCCAGACTATGCATTTGATATGCACACGCTTCGGGGCAAGCAAATGGGACGTGGACTTGACCACTTCTATGCCGAAGCCGCAAAGATAAACAATGCGAACAAAATGCCAAATGAGGAAGCCTTTGAGCAGATCGCAATGGAAGCAGACAAGTCAGCCATGCACCCTCAATACAAGGAGAACATCAGTTGTACGAAGAAAGAAGCTGATGAATTGTCACAAGGCAACCTTTTTGAGCAGTAGTAATTCGCTCATATAAGAGTTATACATGAATGGTAAACAAACACTCACAAAACAACAAAAAGAATTTCTAACAGTCTTTAATCAAGTCGGAGGCAATATTTCTATGGCTTGCAGACAAGCGAATATCAAGAGCCGTACTACATATTACCGCTGGCTTGAAAATGATGAATTTCGGGATGCGGTTGAGAATGTCAATGAGAGCTTTATTGACTTGGCAGAGTCTCAACTGCGTGCTGCAGTTTCACGAGGGGACATGAATGCTGTGTTTTTCCTCCTAAAGACCAAGGGCAAGAACCGTGGATATGTGGAGAGGACAGAGCAGAGCGTTTCAGTAAACGATTTCCAAAAACTGATGCAAGAACTTGATGATGAATAAGGAGAAAGCGATACAGAAGATGAAGCAATGGCGTGAGGATTGGAATGTCTTTGCTCGGGAGGTATTGAAAGCACAGCTCGATCAAGAGCAGCAGGACATTCTTTCTTCGGTTCAGCATAACCACATGACCGCCGTAGCCAGTGGCACAGCCAGAGGTAAAGACTATGTGGCAGCTGTCGCTTCTTTGTGTTTTCTGTATCTCACTCCAAAGTTCGACAAGTCGGGTACATTGATACACAACACCAAAGTCGCTATGACGGCACCGACCGGTCGACAGGTGGAAGAAATCATGATGCCGGAGGTGTCACGCCTTTATAAAAGAGCGAAGATACTGCCAGGCAGATTGCTCTCAACTGGCATAAAAACGGACTTCGATGAGTGGTTCTTGACTGGCTTCAAATCATCTGACGACAACACTGAAGCATGGTCGGGTTTTCATGCTGTGAATACAATGTTCGTTGTTACTGAAGCTTCGGGAATGTCCGAAACAGTCTTTAATGCAATAGAGGGCAACTTACAAGGCAACTCTCGGTTGTTGCTTGTGTTCAACCCTAATATTACAACAGGCTATGCAGCCCGTGCAATGAAATCTGACCGCTTCAAAAAGTTTCGCCTCAACTCTCTTAATGCAGAGAATGTAAAGAGCAGGCAAGACAAAATCCCAGGCCAGGTAAACTACGAATGGGTAAAAGACAAAGTGGATAACTGGGCATCAGTTATCACCAAGCATGACTATGATGTAGGAGAGGGGGATTTTGAGTTCGATGGTGTCTTGTATCGTCCTAATGATTTATTCCGTGTGAAAGTGCTTGGAATGTTCCCCAAGGTATCGCAAGACGTACTTGTGCCTTATGAGTGGATAGAGCTTGCCAACAATAGGTATAAGAAATTGCAGGCAGAATGCTTCGTGCCGTCAGAATATTGCCGTCTTGGTGTTGATGTCGCAGGAATGGGGCGTGATAATTCTGTGCTTTGTCCACGCTTTGGCGATTTTGTTCAGAAATTCATAGTTCACCAATCGGGGGGCAACGCTGACCACATGTATGTTGTAGGGTTGATAATACCGTATGTGCAAACAAGTAGCAATAAAGCATTCATTGATACCATAGGAGAGGGCGCAGGAGTTTTTTCTCGCTTGGTCGAACTCAACTATCACAACATACATTCCTGCAAGTTTTCAGAGAATGCAAAATACCTCCATGATGAAACGGGGCAATACTCATTCGCCAATATGCGTGCTTATCTGTATTGGGCAATTCGTGATTGGCTAAACCCGAAGCACGGACACAAAGCAGCTCTACCTCCCAACGACAAATTGACAGAGGAGCTGACAGAAACAAAGTGGAAATTTCAAAGTAATGGGTCTATCATCATTGAACCCAAAGAAGAAATAAAGAAACGTATCAAGCGTTCCCCAGACTTCACGGATGCACTTGCTAACACGTTCTATCCGAGAGACTGGCGAGGAATGACTGATGCAGAGCTAATGAGGGATTTTTTGTAGTCGTATTTCATTGTATAATCCCTCATACGAGGAGGTGCCGTCGTGAGATGCCACCTCCTTTTTTTTGAAAGCTGGCATTTGCTACAAAAAAGCTGGCATTTGCTACAATTCCATAAACAACAAAAACGGACAGCCTTGCGACTATCCGTTATTACTAACTGCTAAACACCCTCACGGGCGCATCATACTGGGAATATGTCTTATAAAAGACAATGCAAATATACTAAATATTTAGCATATATGCGTATTAAAATGGATATTTAGCATTTATTAGTCTTTCAAATCTTCTATATTGCACCCGATAGCCTCAGCAATGGATTTTAATGTAGATTGTCTATTAGTTCCATTATGTATAATGCGAGAAAGTGATGTCGGGAATACTCCCATCCTTTTTGCAACCTCGGTGACAGTTAGCCCTCTTTCTTTTATCATCAATGCTATTTTTGACGGCATTTTTTTGCCCTTATCCTTTGAATTTAATTTTGAGCAAATTTCAAAGTCAGAAAAAGATTTTTTGAATGGAAAAACTTTGAATCGTTTTTGCAATGTCATGTTTCCAACTCTTACGAGTTCGTTTTGTACTTCATACAATCCATTCCGATTTTTCCAAAACGGCGATGCGGCCAATATATTCTTGTCTGCATCTGCGGCGTAGATGATTCCCCATTGGTGGTTATGTTCGAAGCTCTCGGGAAGAGAAGTGCCATAGGCATCCGTTATCCCGTATTTCTTACATAACACTTGCATATATTCTTTTACATCTTCCAAATAACGAAATGTTGTGGTTGTTATTTTAGTAGACATACTCTTTGTGAGTGCTCCAATGTTTTTCGTCTGCTGCAATTTTGTAACAATCGCTTCCAATTCCTTTGCATTATCTGCTCGGTATATTTGCCCATTACATTCTAACATGACGGTAAAATTGGATTTTAGAACTGCTGGCGGTGTTTCTTCCTTTTGTTTATCTTCGTCGGCAAAAAACTCAGAAACATTGCATCCTGCAGCTTTTGCTATTCTTCGCAATGTTTCAGTGTGCATGTTGTCTCTGCGAATGGCATCGGATAACGTGCCTTTACTTATTCCCATTCTTCGTGCCACCTCGGATAATGACACGTTGTGTTCTTTGAAAACTTTCGGTATTTGCATGATGTTTTATATTATGTGCGTGCAAATGTACTTCTTTATAATCATTATTCCAAACATTTTCGGATAAAACGTATTATTTCTTTAAAAATATGGTCAAATACGCAGTCAAATGTTAAAATAACGACTTTTCAAAACTTTTTCGTTGAAAAATTTGCGCATAACTTTTTGTCATCGTACGTTTGCAATGTCAAAACAAAACAATAACTTTTTAAAAATCAACTCGTTATGAAATTAACATCATCTGATTATATGAACATCGCTTCACAAATTGAAGTTGGTAATGGTTCAATCGAATATGAAAAGGAGAACGAAATCCTTTGCTTTGACTACTCATACGATGTTGATGGGTACGTTGAGGACGATTATTTCAACGGCACAGGCGCTTTTATTGAAACATCATCATCACTTTATATTGAAAATGTTGAGAGCGTCAACGAGGATGGAGACGAAACAACCAACGACTTTTGTGAGTCAGAACTTGAAAAATTTGTAGCATAACTTAAACGGAGATAATATGGTATTGAACTTCAAATCACAACAGGAGACCGCTTTAAAGGTCTTGGAGCTAACTTTCAACAATGTAGCATTTATTGTTACTGGACGTACCCAAATAGTAATAAAAGAAAAATAAAGGAGATAAAATCATGGATAAAATTACATTGAGAAACAACGTAGAATGCACTGGTATGGAGAACATGCGCAGTCAGTTTATCACCATCTGTGAGCAAAAGGAGGTGGATATTGACAAAACTTGCATCAAGCAGAACAAGGCAGACCTTGACTGCGGCGTTATGGTCGGCTATAAGGAGAACAAAATCGTGGCTGTTGCTCCTTGGCATCGCTTCATCAAGGAGGAAGACGGCAAGCGTTATTATAAACTTCTTACCTCGCCATCAAGCAAGCAGTTCGACTATTTGACAAATGAGCTTGGTTGACTGCCTAATAATCGGGAGAATGGTATTTGTCATTCTCCCGAAACCAAGACCGCACAAGTCAAACAACTCATAGCTGACAGCAAATTTGCGGATGCTCTGTCAATCGTGAAATCATTTCGCATCGGTTTTACTCGTGGCGAAAAACGAACGCTTCAAATTGCACATGAATGTCTTGCCGGAAATTCTCGCTTCTATATGGATTTGGGAATTAATGTTAATGCGGAAATAAAAAATGCCATCGAAATACTTCTAAAACATTTCAAATAAATATGTATGTCTGCGTACCTTTTAACGCTGTGTGCATGTTTATATCGTGTATGATTTTTTTTGAACTTTTTCGTTGAAAAATTTGCGCATAAAAATATATCTCCGTACGTTTGCAATGTCAAAACAAAACAATAACAAATTTAAAATCAAATCGTTATGGGAAAAATGAAATTCGTTGACGAAAAAACCAACAAAACGCTCGAGAATGAATTGCTTTCTTTGGCGAAACAAAAAAACATGGATGTTTCCGAAACGCGGCAAATGGATGGAAAAAACTATTTCGCTTATTATGCCGTAAAACTCGGATCCAAAAAAATTCACCTCGGTATTTATCACTGGCTTTGGGATGGGCATTTTATACTCTTTTGTTCTCCCGACATTTTGAAAATCGGAATGTGTGGGAATTTTGCAACCGCTGCAAATGCTTACCAGGCTTTAATGGATATGATAGAATCTAAAAAATTGACAGTCGTTGGCAAATAAACACTTGACTAATGGAATAAAACCGCACTCGTTAAAAAATGGGTGCGGTTTTGCATTATATGCCAATAATAATTATTTTTCTTTCTTCTCTACTGTTGAAATTATCGCTTCTAACTGACATAAACTATCGGCTCTATACATTTCTCCACCCAAATCAATTAACGCCGTGAAATCGTGTTTATTCGCACTTTTTTTCTTATTACTTTCCGTTTCTTCATCGGCAAAAAACTCGGAAATATTACAACCTGTTGCTTTTGCAATTTTACGCAATTTACTTACCGTCATATTACGGTGTGAAATGGTGTTGGATAACGTCCCTTTTGTCACCCCCATTCTTTCTGCCACTTCGGAAATTGTTAATCCGTGTTCCTTTATTACTTCTTTTATTTGCATAATGTTTTATAATTTATGTTCATGTCTGCAAATGTACTTCTTTATAATCATTATTCCAAACATTTTCGGATAAAACGTATTATTTCTTTAAAAATATGGTCAAATACGCAGTCAAATGTTAAAATAACGACTTTTCAAAACTTTTTCGTTGAAAAATTTGCGCATAACTTTTTGTCATCGTACGTTTGCAATGTCAAAACAAAACAATAACTTTTTAAAAGCAACAGATTATGAGCGCAACATTTAAGAACAGCATGAGAGATTTGATGAACCTTGCATGGTCATTCGTCAAGAAAAATGGTTTAACCATGAGCGAAGCAATGAAGAAGGCGTGGATGAACCTCAAACTGAAATCACAGATGAAGAAGCGCATCGTGAAGTTCTACTTCCAAAAGGTGGACGGCTCTATCCGTGAGGCATACGGAACTCTCCAAGAGAACCTCCTGCCACCCACCAAGGGAACCTCTCGGCAAAATGATACCTGTCAAACTTACTTTGACACGGAGAAGCAAGCATACAGATGCTATAAAAAGGCAAATCTTGTGAGCATTGCACAGAGATAATAATGCGAGTGGCTGCCAACTCAAAAATATTGAACTTGGTGAGTATGAGCAGCCACCGCTTTCATTGATAAATCAAAAAGCAACGAATATGAAAAAGAACATCAACCAGGGTTATCAGTTACCCGCTGAGTTAGTAGAAGTTATGGACTTGGCTTCAAAACTGAACGCAAGAATGAATGAAATCGGAGAAGTTGAAAAACATCGTGTCATTAATGACGGATGGTGCTCGGCTGACGAGTTGCGTTTCTTCATGGCACACTACAACAATGCGTGCGAGTATGTCAGCAATGTTATGACCGAACTCTCCAACTATGCACGGGAGTACATCATGACGGAAATGTTTGACAAGAACAAATAGAGCTTCTGAACCAATTAAATAATTAAAGATAGCCAGTTAAATCTCATTAAAGATTAATGGACGCTTTGGAGCAGTTCTTTTCTCTTTTGCCTTACAACTTACCAATGGCAAGAAAAAAGAAGCTCCAAAGCTTTTAAAACCGACAAAAATGAAAAAATACAATACTGAACACATCAAGGACATGGTACTAACGGCAATATTTATGATTGTCGCTCTGATTGAGTTCTATGTCGTGATATACATATTCCATTGATTTAGGTACTCACTTCGTACCATTGCCCGGCAGACCATGTGTTTTGTTTTGAAGTTGCTTTTGAGTGGTCTTGTCGGGCATTTTTGCGCTTTTTTGAGAGCAGGAGCAAGTTTTATGAATATTTAGCTTTTACCTCAATTACGTAAGTCAAAAATGAGCAGTTTGTTACTCTTTTGTTACTCCGTGCTTAATGATGGCGAAGTAGCACATTGAAAATCAATACATTCCAAAGAAAGAGCTATGTAGCCGCTGACTATGTAGCCATTGACTCTCCAGTTCCGTTAAAGGCTCGTGACCGAATCGCGGTAGCCAACGGCAAACTTCCTAAGATGGGTATGAAGAAACATTTGAAGGAGTCTGAAATCCTCGCACTCCGTATGATGGAAGTTCAGGGAGGTCAGACAGCAGAAATCCGACGCAAGTTGGCACAAGACCCAGTGTCTTGTTCTGTCGGTATAGACGAACGTAATGAGTATGCGTTACTTTACGGTCTTTCTAATGGATATGTAGCAGTACGTGATGATGACAATCCAAAGGAACTACTTCGCATAAGTTACCAGTATCTCGAAGACAACAAGCTTGGCATCAACAGCACGAAAGAAGGGCTTACAGTTGATGATTTAAAGAATGCTATTGACAGAGCCGCAAGTGACGGTAATACTATCATACAGTTCTGGATTGCCAAGACTGCATTTGACGCTCTAAAGAAGACCCAGGGAGCAAAGGAACTTGTAGCTACATACAATGGTCAGTCTTACGACTCAAATACTAAGTTGCCTACACCTACTACTTCAAAATTCCAGGAGGCATTCGAAGATGAAACAGGTGTAACGTTCCGCATTATAAACCGTACTGTTCGTCTTGAAGAGGATGGTGTTCGTCGCAGTGTGAAGCCATGGAACAAGAACATGGTTATAGGAGTCTGCAACACAATGATAGGAGCTCTAGTGTACGGACAGGTAGCAGAAGCCACCAACCGAGTTAATGGTGTAACATACCAGCAGATTGACTATAAGCTGATTTCACAGTACTCAACGACAGATCCACTTATGGAGACTACAGCGATACAGGCTTATTGTCTTCCAGTGGTGGAAGATGTTGACACCATTTATCAGATAGACCTTACAGTCGAAGACCCTACTATTGAGGTGAATGATGAAAAAGAAGCATTAGACACATCTGACGAAAAGGTTACTATTGCAGACAAGACATATAAAAAGGCTGATGCAATTACCGGTCTAAATGCACTTGGAGCAAGTCTTGCAAATAATGCTTCAGACGCAGAAATAATTGCTGCGTATAATGAGCTTCCACCAGTAAAGAAAGGTCAGTTTAAAACAAATGTGACATCAGAATTATAAAATATGAAGACAATCGGACAGGCATTGATTGATGAAATACACATACCTATTCCATTCGGATATATTGAGAATGTGTGCATCAAGCGTGGTTTGGAATTTGAGGATAATTTCGACTTTGAATCGTCTAAAAGCGATAAATACAAAGGGGCGCTTGCCGACTGTCTCATGTCGCTTGTTCAAGCTGTCAATTTCTCCGAGTCTGATAAGTCAATCGGTTCTCTCTCCGAAGACCAACGTAAGGCCATAATGCTAAGGGCGAATCATCTATACAAGGAAATCGGGGAAGACGAGGTTTCTATAAGTCCAGTCCCCACTGTTTACATAAATTGCTAATGAGTTTACTTAATTTCCATGCTTCAAAACTTTATCGTCAAATAAGGAGCGAAAGTTATACGGATGAGAATGGTGATTATCACCCAGGAAAAGTCCAATGGGAATATTGTTGTTCTTGTGATGTGGTACCGGCAGGTGAAGCAAACAAGATAATTATCCCAGATGGTTCTATAGACTATTATTCGTATAGCGTATATAACATACCTGTAGGCACAAAGAAATTTGAATATGGGGAGTTTGTTAAGCTTACCATCTTAGGTGGTGAAGAAGTAATCCTAAAAGTGAAGGGATTTCATCGTTATCAGTTACAATGTAAATTATGGGTGTAAGATTGACCACTTCGGAATCTTCAATAAATAATTTTTTGGATAGGGCTGCTAAGTATCTGCTGTCGTCAGTACTGAAGGCCCTATCCAAACTCGGAGAAGAATGCGTGGTAAAAATAAGAGTGCGTTCTGCAAAAGAAAGCTGGATAGACCATACTGGCAATTTGCGTAGTTCTATTGGTTACTCTGTTTATGACCATGGAAAGAAGTTCTTGTCTTCTGCATTCGCGCAAGTACTTACCGGTACAGAAGGAACATCCAAAGGCAAGAAGATGATTGACGACTTGGCTAAAGAGTATTCTCGTGTGTATGCTTTAGTTGTAATAGCAGCAATGGAGTATGCGGCAGAAGTCGAAGCCATAGAAAGCAAAGACGTGTTGTCATCGACAAAAACATGGGCAACAGCACAGGTTGAAGTGCGCATAAAAACAGCTATGGATTTTGCCATCAATGAAATAAACAAATGGAAGATATGAGGTCAGACGGAACTATAAGGACAGATATATATCACTATATCAAAGGCAGTGTGTTAGACAATGCTACAAATGGCATGGTGACAAAGAAAATACGCCCTGCGAAGTCGCATAAGGAAGACGTTGTTATCTCAATACTTTCAAATGAGGGAGTACAAAACCAAACCGCAATTATCAATGTGAACATCTATGTTCAAGATGACGATGTGGAAGGCCAGTTTGAAGAGAAGACGGCTCGTGTAGATGAATTATGCGAAATAGCTTGGAAACTACTTGAGCATTTCAGAACAGACGAGTATGTTGCACATGCAATAAATCAACGTGTTTATCCAACAGATAGCGGAGAGCACATAATAAATAATCAAATAGAATACAAAACTTTAAACGATTAAATTATGTCAGTAACATCTTGGGGCAAATGCTCTATATTCATTCAGCCTGTCGGCTCAGCCAAAAATGAGTGGGACAAGCTTGATACACCTAAGGAGGATTCAACACAGGTTACTCCTACTAAAGGTGACACAATGACGCAGACTGAGGAAGGTGGCGGCACAGTCGATAGAAAGACGAAGAAGTCAACCTATGAAGCTGCATATCAGTTATTCATTAAAAAGGGAGTCTCCCAGCCATTCAAGACCATAGACGGCGTTGTAGAGGGAAACTATCGTCTCGCTATTCAACCTGAAGACCCAGAGTTGCCTGGTGTATACATGGGCAATACAACCGTGGGTGCAGAGGAAGCCTTTACTACGGCCGATGGTGCATTGATCACATACACGCATTCTGCTCTCATCCCTGATGGTGATGTAGTAGCTAAAACAACAGACAAGAAAAACGAGGATGTGTATTGTGCTTACCGATGGCGCGTAATAAAAGCTACAAAGGGTACAGGTGGTAAATACGCATTGAAGTTTAGCACTCCACAAGCTGGCGAAACCCCACCTACCGAGATTGAGGAAACTTACACAGGCGCATAATGTGTCTCTCCCTTCGCCGATTGAGGGTAGTCAGTCGGCATAAGCCCAAGTAGCTCAGATGGTAGAGCGAGGTCATCAGAATAGCCATTATAATCCACAGACCTTAAAACAGTGGTTGCGAGTCGCAGGTTCGAGTCCTGCCTTGGGCGCATGAATGAATTAGGAAACACTATAGCAAAAGTATTGACAGACATGCCGGTCTACTTCACGATTGGCAAGAAACACTATTGTATATATCCTCCAACGTTAGGTAAGATGTACATTGTTTCGCAGTTGACGGAATCACTCGGTATAAACAAGGATAATCTTACTGTCAATCCATTCTTAGAGATAATGCGAGTAGTTAAGGCAAAGAGAAAAGAATGCTGCAAACTACTCGCATATAATATCACAAACAAACGAGAAGAAATGCTCGACATAAAATGGATAGAGACAACAAGTGAGTCCATCAATAGAATAACAGACGATGAAGACCTGACAACACTACTAATAGTCATATTGAAAGACAGCACCCTTGAAGACATCATCAAAGGCACAGGAATAGACCAGGAAACGGAAAGAATGTCTAAGGTCAACTCTGTAAAGGACTCAAAGAATCAATACGTCTTTGGAGGTAAAACAATATGGGGGTCAATGATAGATGCTGCTTGTGAGCGATACGGATGGACTTATGATTACGTTGTATGGGGAATATCATACACAAATCTGACTCTTATGCTAAAAGACAAGATAACGTCCATATATCTGTCAGACGAAGAAGCCAAGAAGTGTAGAATACCTCAGAAAAATGGCGACTATGTAGATGGAAACAATAGAGAAGCAGTAATGCAGGCCGTGATGGAAAGTGAACTCAACCCCGAATAACCGACCTCTCACGCGCACGCACACGGAATTAGTTCCTATTTAGAACACTGGTCACAAAAATCACGGGGGTAAGACCCTGAAATCAAAGAAATTTAGAACACTATGCCAAGTTTAAAATTCGAAGCTGTCATAGAAACAGCAAAGGTTACATCAGGGTTCAAGGATATCCAGAACGCCGTTCATAACACAGCAGAGACAGTAAAGTCCGAAGGCGAGAGCATTGAAGATGTAATAAACAAGATAAAGAACGCTGCAAATATTGCTATTGGCGGTTGGAGTATTGGAAAGTTTGTAAATCAGATGATGCAGGTCAGAGGTCAATTCCAACAGACGGAAATGGCTTTTAAAACCATGCTTCAAAGTGAAGAGAAAGCCAATGACCTAATGCAGCAGATGATACACACTGCTGCAATAACACCGTTTGGTGTTGAAGATGTTACTGAAGGAGCGAAGCAGTTGCTCGCTTTTAATGTCGCAGCAGAAGATGTCAACGATACGCTTATAAGGCTCGGTGATGTTGCAGCTGGCATGGGAGTAAGCTTATCTGAAATGGTAATGTTATATGGAACCACCATAGCAAAGGGCAAGATGGATACAATGGATTTGTACCAATTCCTCAACCGAGGTATTCCTATCGCTGATGAACTGGCTAAGGTTATGGGTCTTGATGTTAATAACGCAATTGCCGAAGTCAAAGAACAGCTTACAGCAGGCAAAGTAACAAGTGACATCTTCATTAAGGCTATGCAGAATATGACATCGGAAGGAAGTAAATTCGGTGGTCTTATGGAGGCTCAAAGTGAAACGATAACAGGTCAGTTAAGAAATATTGAGGATGCAATTGAACAGAAGTTCAATGAGCTTGGAAAGTCTCAAGAGGGCATAATCAATAAAGGTCTTGATGTTGCGTCCTCTCTTGTAGAGAACTGGCAGAAGGTTGGTGAGGCAGTAATGGTGGCAGCAACAGCATACGGAACGTATAAGGCTGTTCTCATGACAGTAACTGCTCTCCAGACACTCAATAACCGTATACTCCAACAAGCCGTAGTTGAGAAAACACTCGCAGCAGCAGCTGGCATAAACCTTTCCAATGCAGAAGCGGTAGCAGCAGCACGAACCAAATTCTTTACATTAGCACAAAAAGGCCTAACAGCAGCGTTAAAAGAAACCGCAATGGCTACACTTGCTAACCCATATGTACTATTGGCAGCTGCAATAACGAGCGTTGTGTATGCTATCTACAAATTCTCTACAGCAGCCTCAGCTGCAGAAATAGCACAAGAGGCGTGGAATAAGAGTATAGACGAATTTAACAAGAAGGCAGAAGAGCGTAAGCAAAAGATAAAAGAGCTTGTCTCCACTATACAGGATGCAAGTTCCACTGACTTACAGAAGCAGTTATCTTTTGATAAGTTGAAAAACATAGCCCCGGAACTAACCAAAGTATACGATAGTGTAGAGAAGTTACAGAGTGCAGACCTATCTCAGTTCAATACCCAACTGAATGAAATGTCAGACAGAGAACGTGAAGAAGGTCTAAAAGCACAAATAAAGCAGCTGCAAGAATATGCAAAAGCCCTACAAGACGTTTCGGCGTCAGCAGAAGCAGGAAATGCAAGACGTGTAGCCGTCCAGGGTCTAAAAGACAACTATGGTATAGAAGCCTCTTGGTCACTTGATAAGGCAGATAAGCTTAACGATTCCATCTTAGAGTACATAACAAAACTTGAAGGTGAACTCGGAAAGATACAGAAAGCCAAGGATGAATTGTCAACACCAACAGAAATAGAAATAAAGCTTGCCGAAAAGGAATATAAACAAAGCAAGGAAAGTCTGGATTATCTATCCAACTTTGCTTTAGCAATGAAAAACGACATAGAAAGAAATCCTACAAAAGTCCCATTCGACGGAGGAGAAGCAGACCGGGTCATATCTGAATTGGAAAGCAAGGCCGATGAACTAAGGAAAGAACAACGAGATAATCCTATACAGTTCACAGCTGACAAACAAAAAGCTCTCGATAAATACCAAGAACTGCTTGGAGACATAAAACGTTGGAGAAATACAGCATGGAAGCAAGGGACATTTACTATACCTGTAGAGATCCAATTCAAGATGAAGAAGTTGGAAGCAGAGACCAATAAAGCTAAAGGTCGTTTCAACTATCTTACCGGTAAATATGAGCAAGCTAACAAAGATGAGTCTTATGCCACAGCTAAGAAACAAGCCAAGATAGATTATGAAGCAGCTGTAAAGGCAGAAAAGGAGGCAAGGAAAGGTTCTAATAAGGGATGGGAGGAGAAAAAGGAAGACCTCGATAAAAAAAAGAAGGTATACGAAAAGTATTGGGGTAATATCTCTGCTGCAAGTAACAAGGCAAACAAAGCTGTTTCAGATGCTAAGAAGAAAGTCGAAAATCAACGTAAGGCTCAGGAAGAGATTAACGAGAAATTGAAAGAACTCATTCAAAAGAATACATACGACACCATATCCCTCATGCGAGAGGGTACAGAAAAGAAGCTCAAGGAGATAGACAACGACTACAAGAAACGATTGGCAGAGATTGACAAGCAGGAAACAGAGTTCAAGAAAAAGAACAAAGAGGCTGGAAAATCATCTACCCTTACTAGGGAACAATCAAATGCTCTCGGTGATGCGAGGTCTATAGCCAACCTTAACAAGGTACAGCAACTAGAAGAAATTAACAAAGAGCTGTTAGCAGAAGAGCGAAACAATCTCTATGAATACCTAAAGGAATATGGTAGTATTCAACAGCAAAAGCTCGCCATCACACAAGAATATGCCGACAAGATATCCAAGGCAGAGAATGCTTATCAAAAAGCTTCACTCGCCAACCAACGTGATAACGAATTACAGAAGCTGGACACAAGCGATATCTTTGAGCAGATAGATTGGGAGAACGTCTTCTCAGACCTTACTTCTCACACAAAGGAATATTTAGTTTCCCTCCGCTCACAGTTACAACAACTCATCAAGAGTGGTAAACTAACAGATGTCTCTGACATATCCAAAGTGCAAGAGAAAATCAATGACCTCAATGCTGAGATAAGCAAGCAGGGCGGGATCTTTGACTTCGTGGGTTCAAAGCAGTTGGAACAGATACGACGCATTAATGAGGCAAAAGAAGCACAAGAAGCCCTCAACGCTGCAAAATCCAAGGAAGCAGATATTGAAAAGCAGTATGAAGAGGCATTGAAAGCAGCTAACTACAAAGCTACAGACCTTGGGGTACGTGCTATCGGTGATGATACGGCAGACATACAATCCAACCTTGACAAGTTCGGTATAGATAAGTCAACCAAGGAATACAATGAAATGTCTACACTTCTTTCCAAACTTGCAGTACTCGAAGGGAAGTTGGCAGAAGCGAGAAAAAAGACAGCAAAAGCTACAGCAGAAGCTAAGAACAAAGAGGACGGAGCGAAACGCTCATCAGCGCAGAGTATAGCTGACTGGTTCACTGATGCACAAGAATTTATAACAAAGAAAGGAATTGACGAGTTACCTGGACTGTTTGAAAATCTTGGAATGAGCGGTGTTGCAAAAAAAGCTTCTGAGGGTCTATCGGCATTCAACGATGCTTCGGGAGCAGCAGCTGACTTTGCAAGTGGCAACTATATCGGTGCACTTACGAAGGGTGTTTCGGCATTGCAGAACTTCACATCTGTTCTCGGCATAGGCGGTGATAATACAGCTAAAATGCAGAAAAAGATAGATGAGCTTAACTTACGTAACGATGTGCTTGCAAAACGCCTTGAAGAATTGAACGATACTCTCCAAAGTACAAACTCCATCACGGGAGCACAAGACGTATACAAAGAAGCTGTTGAGCTGATAAAGGCAGAAGAAAAGAATAGTTCATCTGCAATGATAGCAGAAGCTAAAAAGCACGGAACTTGGAGATCGTCACTCAATTCTTCTGTAGATGATAACCGTGTATGGAAAGAGTCAATGAAACAAGTGTCGAATATCCTTGGTAAGAAGATAACATCAAGCAAAGATTTTCTTTCGCTCTCAGCAGGAGAGATGAAGAAAATACGAAATACGGACAAAGAGCTGTTTATGTCGATTCTCAATGAGTACCGTAAAGAAGGAGGTAAAGGTGGTCGCTCTGACAAATTGCCTGACATGATACAGGATTACATTGACAAGTATGCAGACGCCATAAATGACCTTACAGAACAACTCCAAGAAAAGTTCACGCAGATGTCATTTGATGACTTGGAGAACAGCTTCTTTGATACCCTTATGGATATGAGTAAGGACGTGGAAGACTTCACGGATGATTTCTCAAAATATCTTATGAGGGCAGTCTTAAAAGCCAAGGTGGGAGATTTGCTTGACAAAGACCTTAAAGAGTTCTACGATGAGTGGTCAAAGTTAGCTGAAGATGGACTAAGTCAAACTGAGATAGACTATCTAAATCAAAAGTATAACGACCTCATAAAAAAAGGATTGGAGCTTCGTAATGAGGCATCCAAGATAACGGGATATACCGGAGAAGGAACTTCACAATCAGCCACAAGTGGCGGATGGCAGTCGATGGGTCAAGATACTGCAGATGAACTGAACGGACGTTTCACAGCTTTGCAGATAGCAGGAGAAAACATTTCTTCCAACATGATAGCCACTGTTGCATATATGGAGACAATAGTAGCAACCGGAATATCAACCAATGGGGCGGTTCTTGAAATCCGCAACATGATGATAATGACCAACAGTTATCTAGAAGACATCGTAAAGTATGCAAAACTTACCTACAATGACTTCGGTGCAAAGATAGACGATATGAATAAACGATTAAAAGAAATATAACCCAACTGGCTCTTCGCTCGTGAAACAATGATTCATACGACAAAAATGCTAAAGTTCACAGCGAAAGCCAGTTGGTATTAGAAGAATAAATATGCCTACAGGAAAACTTTTAATAAACGGTAAGGATGCTTATAAAGAGTATGGTATCTTCATGGACGATAGCGCACTTAGCACACTTATGACACCAGCACCAAACAAGGAGTTTATCAGCAATAAGTATCGCTCCAAGGACGGAAAGTCGGTTATCAAACACAATCCTAGATTGGACGAGCGAGATATAACTGTTGGATTCCATATGTCAGCCAAAGACGTTGACACCTTCTTGTCTAAATATGAGAAGTTCTGTAACGAAGTACTTGCCACAGGAGAAATAGTTATTCATACCTCATTTCAACCTAAAGTATGGTACAGGTGCATTTATATATCCTGCACGCAGTTCAGTCAGTTTATTAGGGAAATGGCTTCGTTTAGCCTAAAGCTCAACGAGCCTGACCCTAGCGATAGAGGCGAAACAAGTAAATATTCAAGTCAATGATTAATATTAAGAGAAACAATAAGGTATTCTTCACAATAGAGGATTTCGGTGAGGGTTCTAAGCTGTCATATCAGCTGATGGACCACCATTATATCATATTGAAGTTCACCACGGCTTCGCCTATCTATTTTGAGATTGGAGATTCCGTGGAGATACCCGATTTTGGTTATTTCGAGCTTACGTCAGCTTACTTTCCAAAACACAACGATAGTGATGGTTATGACTACGAAATGCAGATGGATGCCTACTATATGGCTTGGAAGAACAAACTTTGCAAGTATCGTCCTCAGTATGGAGCAAACGAGACCTCCTTCAAGCTCACCACATCTGTAGGTGTACACATGAACGTTATCCTCGGCAACCTAAAGGCTCTTGGACTTACGTATAATGGAAAGGATTTCTCTGTTGACTACACAACGTATAACAACAATGCTTTTAATGTTCAGAAGAGATTCTTGATTGAGTATGGCTCTATCAGCATTATAGATGCTCTCAACTCCATCTGTTCCGAAGACGCACTCAACTGCGAATGGTGGATAGATGGCTCTATTATATACCTTGGATATTGCGAAACGGAAGGGCAGACAACATTCGAGCAGGACGTTAATGTTCTGTCCATGTCCTATTCGGAATCCAAGTCAACTTATATTACAAGACTGTACGCATTCGGCTCAGATAGAAATATCCCGAAAGGGTATTTCACTGGTGCCGATGCGGACGTTACTACAGATGGTGTCGCTACTGACTATCTTATGCTTCCTAATAAGGAAGTTGACAAGGAAGGTTTCTACTCCAAGGATGGTTATCTGGAGAATGTGAATGTCGTGAAGAATGAAAAACAAGCCATCGAAGGAGTGGTAATGTTCGAGGACGAATATCCAAAGGTGGAAAGTGTTGTCAGCAATATCAAGACCTATGATAGCACCGTTGATAACGATGATGGAACGAAGACCACACAGACTTTTTGGCAGGTAACAGCTACAGATGCGTTTGCTACAAGCTTTGAGACAAGTTGGAAAAAGAAGAATCTAACTCTTGGCATCAAGTTTACTAGCGGTGCCCTCATGGGAATGGAGTTCGATGTTAGCTTCAAGGTTATCGACAAGGTTAACTACTTCGAGATTGTCGCTAATGAAACTTACGGAAGAACGCTACCCGATGGTGTTATGTGCCCGAAGGTAGGTGATAGGTTCTTCATTTACAACTGGGACGCAACAAAGATTACAGACACAACTCTTATCCAAACAGCCCAGTCGTCTTTGTTCGAAAGAGCGAAGCAGTACTATCAAAAGACCATGATCAGCAACTCAAACTTCACTTGCACGATGGATGGAGACAAGTTCTACAATGATGGAACATATGATTACCATCCTCTCGGTGAACAGGTAAAGCTGATTAATGATATGTTTTCACAGGTAGATGCAGAAGGCAAGCATTATCGAAACTCACGTATCATCGGTATGGATATTCCTTTGGATATACCTTATGACCATCCACAGTATACAGTTGGAGAAAAGGCAGCAACAAGCCGATTAGGAAAATTGGAAGACAAGGTTGACTCCATTACTGTAAACGGAATACAGATAGGTGGTGGTGGTGTTGGTGGTGGAGCTGGAGTTTACGTAATTGGAGTTAACGATACTACTCCAGAGACTGATAGTAACGTCTATTCGGCAAGAAGGGTAAGAAATGATTTTCTCTCGAAGGTGAAGGAGGACACGGCACAGAAGGCTATCACCTTTAAGGAGGGTCTGAAAGTCGGTGATGGCGGCAAGGGTATTGACGGTAAGGGTGACGCTGTGCTGGGCGACGTGGTTGTTGACCGTGTGCATGACGTGGACTCTACTCCTGCCGACCGTGTGGTTGTGGGCGCACAGGGCTTTGACCTGTACTTGGGCGAAGACGGCAAGAGTCACCTGTATATTGACTTCCTTGTGGCGAGGGTGAAGGCTTTCTTCGCTCAGTTGGAGATTCGCAGGGTGTCGTACTCGGGCGGCACGACTATCTTCTCGAATGCGGGCTCTACTATAGCAAAGGTAATGGAGCTGAAAAACGGCAATGAGACAGTGGCGTACAAGTGCTATGCCGTTGCCGACGACGGCACTACGAAGACGATGAACTGGTGGCATGTGGGCATGATGGCGCTGTGTCAGACGTTCAATGTGAAGGATGGCACGAGCAATGATGTGTCTAACAGGTACTATTGGCGTCTTGTGGTTGACACCGGGCAGGAGGTGCTGGAGGATGGGAAGCTGTATGACTATGTGATTCTGTCGAACGTGCGGGAGTTTGAGGGCGGCGATGCTATGCTGCCGAGCCGTGGCGTGCGTGTGTTGGCTGACGAGAGGGGCAGGGTGCTGCGCTGGGGCGGTGTGGCTGTGGCTGCGGCGTATGACGGCGAGCTGGTGTCGATGGCTGAGCTGTTTGAGCAGCAGGAGGGCAGCGGGACTGACGAAGGGGGCAACGTGATTGCCCAGAGGAGGTTCTACGGCTACGAGGCGGTGAACGGCGGCGAGCCGGATGCTCCTGCCGAGGGCGATGTGATTGTGCAGGTGGGCGACCAGATAAGATGGAAGAGTCACGGCAATGTGATAAAGCTCGCCACTTCGACCGAGGACAAAGCTACGGACAAGACTACGGCCAATGCTCCTTCTATCACGATGTATTACGGCGTAGGTGCGCCTCGCAAGGTGGGTACTGCGGTCACGCCTTACGTATGGCAGGAGGTGACGTGTATTCTGTCGCCGGGGAAGGTGAGAATAAATGCTGACATGTTCGAGTTGTTTTCGGGCAGTACGGGCAATGTGATTGAGCCTTACGTGGTGTCGTATGAGCTGGTGCCTACGAGCAGGACGCTTGTAAAGCACGACGACGGCACGACGACTCCGAACAACTTCGGGGTGGACGTGATAAAGCGTGTGGGCAGCTCGAAGACGGTGTTAAAGGCTGATGAATACACGGTGAAGGCTGATGTGACGTATGAGAATGGAGGCACGGAGACGCTTAGTCTTACTGACCTGTACGAGAGTGTGCTTCGCAATCTGACTGCCTTGAAGCTGGTAGCTTGCAGCGCAAAGGATGCTACTGACGTGCTTGCAGAGACAGACATTGCCGTGCTGAGTGACGGCAAGAAGGGCGCTGACGGTGCAAATGGAAACGACGGTGCAAACGGTACGGACGGTGAGAGTGCGATTGAGGTGACGTGGAATCCGAATCCGATTGTCCTCACAACGAAACGGGACAGTAATGGCAATGTTTCTGTTGTGTTAGGTTCGGATAGAGTTTCAAGGGTGACATTTAGTCGTGACGGACAGGATTGGGGCAAGAATCACATTATCGACTTCTCAATATTGGAAATGAATGGTTGTTACGCCGTGGTAGGAAGCGGCGATGGTTTTCTTATTGTTATCGAGCGTGTAAACCAACAATCTATTACCACGTCGGACGGTAAGACTATCACGGTGCCTGTGACGACTGCGAGTGTTTCTGTGGCTGCGAAGTATCAAGCAGCAGATGGTTCGTACAGTTATATATACTCTACGCTGACGGTGAACGTTGACGTGTCGGCCGTTTGGGGCGGACTGAAGATGGATATGCGCGGACTTACTACGCAGTATAATGAGATTAGCGGCAAATATAATGAATTGCCGCTGAAGACTCCGGGCCAACTGACGGAATATACTTCGACTATCAAGCAGACGGCACGGGATATTTCGTTGAAGGTGAGCGAGACGGCTGTGGGCAGGAAGAATCTGCTTGTGGACAGTGCTTTCGAAAAAAGAAATGTGTTCGTGACGGATAGTTACAATAGTGGCATACAGGTGCTGGATAATGTAGGCGGAGTGAACAGCTATTGTCTCGAAGCGGTGAATCCGGGTGAATATCCGTGGTTTTCGTGGTGCGGCGATGCAGGGGGTAATATTAAAGTGGAAAAAGGCAAGACTTACACGTTGTCGGTATGGGCGAAACGTGATTCAAGTTATGCATACTGTTACTGCGAGTTTTACCTTCATTCGACGAAGACAACAAAGCATGACGACAGTAACAGAGTAAGTCTTTCTGCATATGGGTTCTCTTTTCGCGCAAACAAGGTTTGGGAACTCAAGACTTACACTTTTGCCATCCCCGAAAACGCCACAATGGAGTACCTTGAAGTAATGTTGATATTTACGCCATTGACCAGCAAGACCAGTGCTGATAAGATACACTGCTGGTATTGTCAGCCTATGCTCGTTGAGGGCGACGAATATGTAGGATGGTCTATGTCGAAGGAGGATGCTGAGTATGTTGGCGGCAACCTGCTGGATAATACAGATACGCTGAAGACTGGCGGCACGCTGACAGTGGCGACTGAGAATACGTGGCTGCATCCGACAAACGGCAGCGCGGACGAAATTGCACGGCAGACTTACAACGGTTGCGCTACGCTTAATTCGGACGCTCGCTACTACAGCGGCAATATAGACACAGTAAAGTGGGATTTGGGCGATACGGGTTTTGTTAAGCAAGGGCAGGACTATATGCTTAGTTTTTGGGCTAAAGGCAACAAGGGCGAACGTTTTTGTGCATATCTGTATAAGGACGGCTCGCAGGGTATTTATGCAGAGGTGCTTGACCATGTTGACGGGCATAACCAGCTGACAAGCGGTGACGGTTACGCCATGGTGGAGTTTGACAAGAATTATGAATGGAAGCAGTACTGGGTGCATTGGAGAGTGGTAGACAGCAATCTGCCTAAATACGTGCTTATACGCTGTGTGCAGGGTTGTAACCTCTATATATCTCAGCCTAAGCTGGAGTATGGCGCTACGGTGACGGAGTACACCACAAGCCGCTCTATGTCGTCGCGACTGCTTGACGCTGGCATAGACATAAACAGCAAGCAGATAATGCTGACGGCAGACAAGACTAAGTTCCGCACGCAGTCTGGGGATGAGGTGGCTGTGTTTGACGATAAGGGTATTAATGCAAAGCTGCTCAATGTGGATAATGCTGTTGCTAATGTAATAAAAACCAATGAATTGACAGCTAAAAATCTGAATGTGACAGGCAGCAGTACATTCGGAATATGGAAGATTGAGCATGACAGTACTTATGACTGCGACATTATCACTGCCAATGTTGATACGTGGGGAGGGGTGAACATAAGCGGCAGCATGATACAGTACACCCCTGCCTTTGTGAGGAGCGGCAACCCTTTGAGCGGATACATGCGTGTGGGCGCTTACGTGACGGAGTTCGGCTTCGGCGAGAGCAGCGGTCAGTACTATTCTGGGGTGTGGCTGGGCAGGGCTGCATATACTGTTGCTAACGGAAAGCAGAACAGCTGGGGTCTGCCTTCGGCATACAAGATGGCGGATGAGTCTGTGGACGCGACGAAATTCGTAGCTTACGTATACTCGCCTTATAGCGGCAATACGCCGTCGGTGTACATGTACAAGCCGAAGGGTGGCGTGGTGATGGAGACGAATGCAGGTATACGTGCTGCCTTTATCAGTCATGTGCACGACACTGGCAGCGATTCGGGTGCAGGTGACAGCACTGGACTCATAGTCACTACCAACAACAGCTACAGTATCACGGTGAAGCTGCCGAATAACCCTATAGCTGGACAGCAGGTGACAGTGGTGCAGAAGGGCAGCGGCAAGGTGTTTATAAAGAGCACAAAGGCGAACATACGCACAGCTGGCGAGTCTTCGGCTACGCAGCAGCGTATTAGCAACTCGCAGGGACAGATAAGTCTTTTTGTGTTTGACGGCACGGACTGGAACTGCTCTTACTTTAACAGCAGAATGTATTCGAATTAAATCCAATTGTCTAACATATAAAAATTGATTGAGATATGGCAGATTATGAAGTTATAGACGTTACGAAGCTTGACAAGGCTGAGGGCGTGAAAGACGGTGACACGCTGCTGCTGATACGCCAGCAGGGCGACGGCACAAGTAAATGTATGCGCACTGACGGCGCACAGTTTAAGGGCACTGATGCCTATGACGTGGCGAAGGCTAACGGCTTCAGCGGCACGCGCGAGGAGTGGACGCAGGAGGTGGCGAGGATTAATGAGGTGTCGGCGGCGATAGACAACGCCAATGACACCGCCAATCATCCGACGAAAATCGGCAGCGACAACTACGTGTACGAGTGGAACAAGGCGACCAAGGCTTACCAGAAAACCGACATCCTCGTTAAGGGCGACAAGGGCGAGAGAGGTGCTACGGGCGCGCAAGGGCCTCAGGGCTTGCAGGGTGTGAAGGGCGAGACGGGTGCCAGGGGTGCACAAGGCGCAACCGGCCCGCAGGGTGCTCAAGGCGCTAAAGGCGACCGTGGCGAAAACGGCAAATCGCCGATTATCAAGAATGCGTCGTGGTGGATATGGGATGAGCAGAGCGGTGACTACAAGGACAGCGGCATGTCGGTGTCGTCGCAGTATACGCTGACGAAGGAAGCCATAGAGGGTGTGCTGACGGGCGACGTGAGCTCGCACACTCACTCACAATATGCTCTGACATCTGCTATTCCCACAAAGGTAAGTGATTTGACGAATGATAGTGGATTCTTGACTACACACCAGTCATTGGATGGTTATGTGAATGAAGTCCAGCCAGATAAGACAAGTGGAAATGGTATTGCAAATATAACTAAAGAGGGTAAAATCCTTAAAGTAACAAAGAGTACATTTCTGACTGAACATCAGTCATTGGCAGACTATGCTACAAAAACGTGGGTAGGTGAGCAAGACTTTGTAAAGGGTACAATTCCAACAAAGGTAAGTGATTTGACGAATGATAGTGGATTCTTGACTCAGCAGTCACTGAATGGATATTGGAACCAACTCTATGTAGACGAACGTGAGGGCAATGGAATTGCAGATATATGGGTGGATGTTAAGAATAAAAGTGAGCTTTGCGTATCCAAAAGAACATTCATAACACCTGAAACTCTGGGTACTTCTATTAACGACTATGCCTCAAAGCAAGGTTATCTCACAGAGAATAATCTGAATGAAAAACTGAAGGAGACTATCACCATCAAGCTGGTGTCAGACAAATCAGCGTCTGATACAAACTTGAATGGGGCGACTATTACTGTGAAGAGTGGTGACACAACAGTGAGCACACAGACTTGGCAGGGTACTCCTATAGAGGTTAAGGTGCCGTGTGATAAGGAAGTGACGATAGAAGCTGCTGCTGTAAAGATGTATGTAAAGCCAAAGGTGTTGAAGTATGTGCCTTCACCGCTGTATAACAGAGAGGTGATATTTACGTATAAGGCGCAGGAGACTGGTGTGTTTATAATTGATAAAAATAACAAGACATACAAGACAACGGGAGAGTTTACACAATCTGGCTTACCTAAAACCGATATAGTAGGCGCACTGCTCGTTACAGATAAGGTGGCTATTGTAATATCGGCTCAATTATTCTATGAAGCTAAATGGAGTAATAAAAATGGACTTATTGATGGATGTACAGTTAATAGTGATGTAACTGTAGCTGTTCAGGACTTTGCTGGTGCAGCAAATACAGCAGCCATCATGAAGGCAAATGCAGGTTTCGATACTGCTGCAAGTCAATGTAATAATTACGTCTTTAAAAATGGAAAAAAAGGTCACCTCATGTCGGGAGGTGAAGCCATAGAAATACAGAAAAACTTCAACAGGATTAACTCAGTATTGCAATATATTAATAGTAACACCTTAGATGAAAATAGGTCGTATTGGACTTCTACACAGAAAGGCTCTGATACTGCATGGGGCATCAGAATGGGCGATAGTACTCTTTTTGAATCCTATATAACACTACCTGGAACCAGTGTAATGGGAATCAATGCCACTTTCCCTATTTATTCACTATACGACTAAAAACAAGTAAATTATGGTAAAATCATTTGGAAAAACCGCTGATTTCAAGGTATTTGAAAAGAAAAGCGAATATATGTATCACATTGCATGGGCAAAGAAGGTACAGACAGAAAAGAATGAAGAGACAGGAAAGTCAAAGGAACTGCCTCTTTGTGACTACTGGGTTGAGGTGTTCTTCTACAAGCCAAGGATGAGCAGCGTGATAGAGAAGATTGTGGAGTGTGGAGAACTGGCAAGCATGGAGGAGATAAAGGAGATAGCCGAAGGGCTTGGCGAGGATGTGCTGAAGGCAATGAAAGAGACACTGCTGGCATATATAGACAAGTATGATGAGTCGGAAAATGTGAACAGTTTCTATATCAACGGCATACGCACTTGGGCAAAAAAGGAGGAACGCATGGGCTTTCAGCAGAACATTGCAGACAAGGTGGCATTGGGATTCAAGGAAATCACTTGGTGGTTTGACGGTGTGCCTATTACTCTGCCATGTGACAAGGCAGAGCAGCTGCGTCTACAGCTTGAAAATTATGCCTTTGACTGCTTCAATGCAACTGCACGTCATAGGGCTGCTGTGGAGAAACTGGAGAGTGTGGAGGATGCTATGAGGTATGACTACAAGAGTGGTTATCCAGAGAAGCTGAGGTTCAATGTTGAATATTAATTTGGATTTAGGATTATGATAGGACTAAGTATTATTGCAGCATTGCTGTTTGTAGTGATGCTGATTGTAGTGATTGGGAAATATGGTGTACCAGAAATGGTATCGTCTATCTATTATCTGCTTGGTAAAAGTGGATGGGTGTTTCAAATTGTCATGATGTCTGTAGGCATGCTGATGCTTATGTGTCTGCTGGACTGTGAAAAGGGTGTGCAATGTCTGGCTTTCCTCGCTTGTGGAGGGCTGATGTTTGTAGGTGCTGCTCCAAGGTTTATGAATGAGGACAGAGGGGTGCATAAGGCTGCTGCTATCGTGTCGGCTGCGGCGAGTGTAGGCTGGTGTCTGACGGTGAACTGGAGGATTGTGGTTGCATTATTAGGGTGGTATGTAGTGTACTGGGCATGTAGGAGCGAGGACGACCATCCGTGGCTTATGGCGGAGGTGACGGCGATATGGATGGTGCTGCTGACGTTTTGGAGCACGGTGGGGTAAGTGTTGGATGTTAAATGTTGAGTGTTAAATGTTAAATGTTAAATGTTGAGTTATGAAGGTGATATATAACAGCATCATTCCATTTCCGGGCTTCAAGGCGATTAACCTGTTTGGAGTGCTGTTCGTGCGCAAGGGATGCACGATGAGGGAGACGGACATCAACCACGAAATGATACATACTGCCCAGATGAAGGAAATGGGGTATGTGTTGTATTACGTTTGGTATCTGGTGGAGTGGCTAATCAAGTTGGCAATGCTCAGAGACTGCCACAAGGCTTACAGAGCCGTCTCTTTCGAAAGGGAGGCATACACTTACGAGCCTAACTTGATATATTTGGATCTGAGGAACAAATATGCATGGAGAGAATATATAGTAAAAAAGTGAAATATTTAAAAAAGAAAAGAGAATGGTAAAGGTTACTAAGGTGCAGCTGTTGCAGATTATGCCTACAGCTGCGAGCAGGATTGACAAATACCTCTCGTATATCAACAGCTATGCGGAGGTGTTCGAGATTGACACTCAGCTGCGCATGGCTCACTACTTGGCTCAGATAGCACATGAGAGCGGTGAGCTGAGGTGGACGGTGGAACAGGGCAGCAAGGGCTACTTTGACAAGTACGATACGGGGAAACTGGCGAAGATGCTTGGGAATACTCCGCAGAGGGACGGCGACGGCTATAAGTACAGAGGCAGGGGGCTGATACAGATTACGGGGCGGTCGAACTATGACGCTTATAACCGTTCGGCTTATTGCAAGGGCGACGTGATAGCGAACCCGGAACTGATAGAGAAGCCGTTGGGGGCGGTGAAAAGCTCGATGTGGTGGTGGAAGACGCACGGTCTGAACATACTTGCAGACAACGACGACGTGGTGAAAATCACGAAGAAGATAAACGGCGGTCAGAACGGATTGAAAGAACGGTGCGGGTATCTGGCGAGGGCGAAGAGAGCGTTGGGGATAAGTAAGTGAAGAGTGAAGAATCAAATTGTTAAGTAAAGAATTGATATATATGGAAATGGACGGACTTGTTAACAATACGGGCGGACGGGCTATCGGGATGCTGATGTTCGGCTCGGAAATGGTGGGCATTGTACAGGAATTGCGGTGGATGCTGCTCGCTCTGGTAATCTTCATCATTGCCGACTTTCGATTCGGCTGGGGTGAGAGTAACAAGCACTATGCTCTTGCAAAGGAGGCTGGCAACAGAACTCTGATGGACAAATACAAATGGAGGACTTCACGAGCCTTGCGCAGGACTATCAATAAGGCTATAGACTATCTTATGTGGCTCGCTATTGGTGTCGTATTCGGTATGTCGTTGCTTGAGCCTGTCGGGATAGCTCATATATACGGTGCGGTGGCAGCTATGTTCGTGGCATGGCTGTGCGAGCTGAAGAGTATTATAGGACACTTCTTTTATTTGAGGGGGGTGTCAGTTGAAAAGAAGACTATCAACGGGTTTTTCAAGGCTTTTGCCATTGCCTTTGCTAAGCGCAAAGACGAAGACGTAGGTGAGGCTCTGAAAGAAGCTTTTGACGAGGGCAAAAAAGAGGAGAAGAAGGAATGAGAAAGGGAATTGTGTTCTGTGTAACGGCTGTGTTACTGGTGTGTTCGCTGTGCTTGAATTGGCTTCTATGCTGCGAAAATGGCAAAGGGCGAATAGAAAGGCGGATGGAAACGGACACAACGAGGGTGACGGTAGTGGACACTGTCCCCTACGTGAAGCCTGTAGCGAGGGACAGCATGGTGGTGAGGTATGTGACCAAGAAACTGCCTATTGTGCATGATACAGTGCACCCTATCTGCATAGATAGTGCTGATGTTAATATACCTATCACTCACAAACAGTATTGCGACAGCACCTATACTGCCTGGGTGAGCGGATATGAACCATCATTGGATAGTATAAGGGTGTATAAGAGACGAGAGGTGGTGACGGTAAGCAAGATAATAAAAGAACCTCCTAATAGGTTTGTAGTTAGCTTGAATGTCGGCTACGGAATTACTCCCCAAAATGGGTTACAACCATACATAGGCATTGGTGTCGGGTATAAACTGTTTTCGTTCGGCAGATAAAAAATGGAGGTTACCAAAGAAAATATGACAACTGACGAAAATAACACTTAAAGCTGTCAAAAGAAATAGTTAGGTTTGTCTTTTTTATTGGGTAACAGATTGTTTTAGGATGTGCCTTGCTTGTCTGTGATAGATAGGCAAGTCTTTTACTTTTAATTTATAACTACATCTTGCTTTTAAGTGACAAAACATTACATAAATCAAGAATTTGTTATTAGTTTAACAAAATAATAAGTAAATCATCTATGTTCTAATATAATTTTACTATATTTGCTCAATATCAGATAATAAACTAAAATGGTTATGACAGATGAAAAGAAAAAGACACTCCTTTCTGTCATGGATTGAATGGACGTGAGCGAGGTAATCTCGCTGTTAATTATGAGCGGTAACAGCTATTCAAGAAGATTGTTGAAATTTATCAAATGGATAACTAAATGGCTACCTATATGTATAATGGTATGGCACAGCTTTGCTATGTGGGACTTCTCGCAAAATCAACGAGAAATGTTTATCGTGCATTCAGAGCATTGGCCCAGCTACACATTTATATATGTATTACTGTATGTGCTGCCGATTTTGCTTATACTATTCAGTAGATTCTTCTGGCTGTGTTGGGTATACAGGATTCCGTTTTTTTACTACTTCGGTGTCAATGCAATACACCTTACGTATTGGTCGTGGTATACCACAAATGAAATGGTAATGTCATGTATGTCTGTAATAGTAATGACAGGAGTATTCTACCTGTATTGGACAGCAGATTGGTTCTTAACAAGAACAAGGATAGGCAAAAGGATTTTCTTCTAAATGCGAAAAATATGAAAAGGAAAGTTTTTAATTACTACACCTTGGCTCAAATTCTGAAATCTCTGTATGAGAGTTGTATGAAGGCATGTGAACAACAGAAGAATGGAGAAAAGGTAACAGCTTGTGGAATGTCAGATGAAGATATAGAAGAATTATGCGAAGACTATCTACCGAATCTGATGAACCCTATGATGTCTAAAGAAGAAGTACAACGTAAGCTTGGTGTCAGTGAAGCTACACTCAACAGAATGGTAAAAAGAGGAGATATTCCAAACGGACAGCAAGACGTAGGAGGTCATGTTAGATGGTGGAAGAAATGGGACATACTGCCGTTTATAAGAAAGACCCATAAGAAATGATAGTATATGCTATCAACCTAAATAACTGATTTACAATGGATAATAAAAAGTGTGAGCGTGTTATGGCTTTATTGTCGTAACACGCTAATTTTGTGTCTGTAACGTTACAATAGTGTTAGTAAATCTATTAAGGTAAAAACTGAAAAAAGATTGTTATTATGGAGAGTAAAACTTACGTATTCGGAGAGAATGGTCCTGGTACTGGTGGCGGTCTTAATAGCATTTTGGCTATGCTCCCAGCACTCATGCAGAAGCAGGGCGTAGACCCAAGCTTGTTTGCCCTTTGCAACGGCAAGAGCAACGGCAATGGTTGGGGTGAAAATCTGTTCGCTATCTTGCTTCTCTTTATCCTCATGGGTAGAGGCAACTTCTTTGGCGGCGGTTTTGGCGGCGGCATAATGCCTAACGGACAGGGTGGCGTTGTGCCAATGCTCAACAACGATGCGAACACAGCCGTTATCATGCAAGCTGTTCAGCGCAATGGCTATGATGTTCAGAGCTTGGCAACAGCCCTCAACACTTCGAGCGACGCTGTAATGGCTGCTATCAACAGCTTGGGTCAGCAGGTATGCAACATCGGTAATCAGATGGGTTTGAATACCAATCAGATAATCACGGCTCTGATGCAGGGTAACAATGCAATCGCTACACAGCTTGCTGAGTGTTGCTGCAAGACCAACAACGCCATTACCGCAATGGACGGTAACGTGAAGCTGGCAATGTGTCAGCAGACGGGAGCTTTGACGAACGCCATCAACAACGTGGCTGTTGGTCAGGAGCGTGGTTTCTCAAATGTTGCGTACGAGACGCAGCGTCAGACTTGCGACTTGCACAACGCCATTAAGGATAGCACCCAGACCATCGTCAACGGTCAGAAGCAGGCTGAGATGCGCGAGATGCAGAACAAGATTGACGCTCTGCGTGAAGAGAACAGCACCTTCAAGTCTTCTGCTATGACTTCGCAGATTGTAGGTCAGGCTATAGCACCTATAAATGCTGTACTGACAGGTTTGCAGCAAGAAGTAGCGGGAATCAAGTGCAAATTGCCCGAGACAGCGACTGTTGCTTACAGCCCCTTTACAGCCGTTCCTAACTGTGTAGCAGCTCAGATGGGACTGTATGGTTTTAATGCCGTGAATGGTGCGAGCTTCTGGACTTAAAGAAAGGAGGACAAGACTATGATTTGGGGCTATCCTTTTTCATGGGTCAATAGAAGAGGTTCGGCAGCTGTAGGTTCTACAGGCGTAAAGGTAAACACTGCTAACGTGGTGTTTACATTTAAGAACCACGCCTTCGTGAATGCCAACTACAGAGGAACGATATTCGTGAATCTGCAACAGGCTATACCGACAGGTACAACGACTACGCTGCCAATCCTCTTTGAGACCAACGGCACAACACAGGCTGTGACTAAATTCAATGGAGCAGCACTGACCGTTGCCGATTTAGCCGGAACTGGTGTATATCAGTTGTGGTTCGAGAGAGACACTAACACCCTTCAGTTGATGACGGGTATTGTATAACAAGTTAAAATTCGACTTCTATGTTTCAAGGACTAAGACCAAATAGCATATTTTATGTGCTTGACAAGTCGGGAGAGCCGACTCTGAAAATAGGACAAGTGATAAGCGTGAGCAATCCACAGCCTAAATTTCCTTATCAGCCTGGGCAGTTCAATCCTCAGTTGGAAACAACAGTAGATGTGAAGGTAAAAATGCCAGATGGCGAAGCGGAGTTTAAGCAATTGCCATCAAATGGACAGATTGCTAACTCAGACAACCTCGTTGTTGCAGAAAGTCGTGAAGCCATGAGCGCAGAGATTGAAGCTATGCTCAGACACTCTAAAGAAGTGCTTGAGAGCAAGGAATACCACGAAAAAGTGGTAACGAACTGTGAACAGATGTTGGGTGTTCTCAATCCGCAGATAGCAAAGGAGAAGGCTCAGGAACAGAGAATAGGCAATCTTGAAGCCGATGTGAGCGGCATGAAAGGCACATTGTCTAATATAGAGACTATGCTGCAAAGAGCCTTGAACAAGAAGTCGAACGGAAACACTTAATACTGAACATTATGTATATGGTTGAGATAACGGAGAACAAGTTTGACGAGCTTGTTGAGAACGCCGAGAAAATGCTTAAATACGGTGGTAAGGTAATGTCCTGCATCGAAAGTTTGAAACATGGTGACGGTCGTATGGGCGAGCGTTCGCCTATGCCGGACTATCGAGACATGGGTCGTGACGAGCGAAGACGCTATGAGCGTGGCATGGACTACGACGATGAAGGACGTTACGGAGAGCGTTATGGTGGCGGCTACTATGGTGGCAGACGCTACTAAGTAATAACCGACAGGTAGGGAAATTCTTTTCCTTACCTGTCATTAAGAATACGAATATGGGAAAATGTAGAATGCCTTTAGATGTCTATGATTTGAAGCCAGAAGGAATGATAGCTTATCTCAGATATAACGGCTATCATTTCAACAAGAAGATGTGCGACTGGGCGGTCGGTCGTATGCGCAAGGTTAACAAGGCGAGCGGTAAGGAAGAGCCGATTGAGCCTATAAGCAAGGACAAGGTAGAGGAAATGATGCAGACAAATGGACTGACTCTTGAAAACCTTGTCGGCTATGACCATGTGTATGTAGCGAATATGTGTAAGGCAGACTTTTGGGGCAAGTCCATAAAGGACGAAGCGAGCTTGGCGCAATATGTAAAGGACACAATAGACGATGTAGACCAAAAGGACGGTTTTGTGTTCAACCGCTTTTATGCTGATTGCTGTCACAATGGTATGCCTATTCCTTGGGAAGACTTGCTATGACAAGGCGTGAAATTTTCTTGGAACAGTATAGATGGAGTATTACGTGCTTCATCGGGTATACAGCCGACGATACGGATGAGATATGCCATGCTTTAGAGGGTATAGGCTGTAATGGTCACTCTCTTGAATCGGCATGCAGACATCTTTCATTAGCGAGTAATGAACGAGGACTAACCTACTCTAATGTAGGAAAACGAGAGAGCGTTGTCGCAGTTGGCGCATCTGACAACAAAGGAAGTCTAGCAAACACTATAGGACATGAACTCCTTCATGTTGTTGCGCACATCTGCGATAATGACGGAATAGAAATGCAGAGCGAAGAGCCATGCTACATCATGGGTGAGCTTTGTGAACGGGTTTTTAAGGATTTTTGAATTATGTATATAGCAAAATTAAAGAAAGATTGTGTACGTGGGTATTATACGGACACATACGGAATAAAGCACTATGCACCAATTTGGGATTTATCATTGTTGAAATATGTTTACTCTAAACATAAAACCATACGAAATATGATCGTATTCAAAGATTTCTGCACAGTCATTAATGATGTAACCAAAAAATATTATTTTGTGTTCATATGCTGCTATCCTAAGTTGGAGGATACAGAACTTTTTGATATGGTGATTCGTGAGGTATATGAAGAGCTAAGGCTAACAAGTTGATAATCAAAGAGTTGTATTTAGTATATTTAACTATAATAATACGTGGTGTATTTGCATATATCGCATATGTTTAGTATCTTTGTATATAGATAAATGGTGGTCTTGATTAAGGCATCACCTAAAGTAAACCAATTAAACATAAAGATTATGGAAATGAATTTAAATGCAAGCGCTGCCAATATGGTAGCTACACATGACTCAACAATGGAAGACAAGTTCTTTGATTTCGAGAAAGCAAAGACGCAGGCAATCACACTTGATCAGCTTGGAAGAACATATCGCGAGAATGATGTGTATGGTAATCCTTTGAAAGGAATATACCATTATGACCTTTTTAGCAAAGTCATATCAGAGTGTGAAGAAGTCGGTTACAATGTAGAGGTGTATGACATGTTCGCTGCACAAAACAGGGACAGAAGTCAGCCAGGTGTTGTGAAGCTACCGCAAGTAGAAGTTCAGAAAGGTGAAAATGCCGTAGAAGCACATATTTTGCGAAGAGTTTTTGCAAACATCAGAATAACAGATTTTGATGATGGTGAAACAACCACTAATCTTGCTGTAGCTTTTCATCAAAAAGGCATACAGATAGGATTCGGACCGAATGTTATGATTTGTCATAATCAGTGTCTCCTCAACCCTGAACTCTATATGTCAACGTATTCAGAGAAAGGAAGGAAGGGCAGCGGTATTGATTTGGCAACAATGTTCGACACATTAAAGTCGTGGCTTGTTGACGCCCGGCATATAATTGAAACAGACCGTGAGCGTATCGAAAAAATGAAGAATACCAAAGTTACGGCAGAACAGATGTTCACACTCATTGGTCTTATGACTGCCATGCGCGTAAAGTCAGACACCACGCGCAAGTCCATACGTGAGAATATCACTTATCCTCTCAATCAGTCTCAAATTACAATATTTACAGAAGATATGCTTGAAGCGTATCATACTAAAGAGTTCGTAACAGTATGGGATATGTATAACTCCGCAACGAATCTGTATAAGGCAAATAAAATGGATATTCCTGCATTGCTTCCGCAAAACAGAGCTTTTGTGGACTTCATAAACAAGCATGTGATAGAACTTTAAGAATAATTAATGCGAATAGATGTTATTGATTAATATCTATTCGCATTAATTATTTACCTTTGCAGGACAATAATTAAACAACATTATATTTATGAAAGCGAGAATAATTTGTAATGGGCTGAATGATGTCCGTGATAAGGTTAGAGAACTATGTGATACATCAGATGTGAGCAAGGTTTATCTTCCATCAAACACAAAAAATAACAATCATTATGGTATTGCTTATGCTGTAGATTTCCTGAATAACGTAATTGCAGCTACTCCATATTGGAAGACAGACGATGGTAAATATGAACTACAGGCAGATCTTACATGTCTTCCTCAACTTTGTTTTCGTGGAGAGTAGGATTTAGAACATAGTCAATGACCTTTCTATTGGCAGCATCTATATTGGCAACACTCTTGTCAATATAGATAGCTGTAGTTCTGTTTCCATGAGAATGCCCTAAAGCCTCGGCAATGATTTCTTCGGGTATTCCTATGGAGAATGCTATTGTAGCCCAAGTGTGCCTAGCCCAATAGATAGAAAGACCAGGAAAGTATGGTTTGTAGTTAATGTGGTAGCTGAATTTCCTGTTATGGGCTGTTTTTCCCTTGTTTTCTACTTTAATCACGTCACCAATTTTCTTGTATGCCTTATTTGCCTTGCCAACAAAAGTTTTGTATGTTGTCATTTTTTCAGTGAAGCTGACCAGTAATTTTTTGCCTTTGTACTTATTTATAATAGCGAGAGCTTCATCTTCAATTTTAATATTGTACATTCTACCTGTTTTGTGTCGCTTGTATATTAGACGGTCATCTTTAACATTTTCGTCTGTACAAGAACACAAGTCAACAGGATTAATCCCAATGAGGAAAAAAGTAAGTTTGAAATAATCCAAGTAACGTTCTTGCCATTTCTCAACACGGCAAGAAAACAGCTTCCGTAGCTCAGCAATAGAGAGAGACCGTTTTTCTGTCTCTTCAGGGTTTATGTCGAATTTTCGCATTGGATAATGTGTAGTAATCTCATTGTCTATTGCATCATTAAAGACTGCTCTAATATTACGCAAGTGTATGTTTCTTGAGTTTTTAACCAGTCCCTGTCCTTTCAAGAATGTATCAAAATTAGATAACCATTCTTTTGTTATTTGTTCAAAAGACAAACTTGATGCGTACCTGTCAAACTCCGTTATCTTCTTAAATGTAGTAGCATAAATTTCTTTTGTACGTTCAGCCGTTCTGCTTTCACCAAACTTTTTAAACCTTGACAGAAACAGATTTTCATCTTTAACTGATGGATTTATATATTCCTGTATCTTTTCTCTTATTTGAATGACAGTTAATCCTTTTAGCTCTCCTTTTGTTGAAAGGTCGAGTATAGCATTGTCTATCTGAAGCTTCTTGTTATTGATGTATGAGGACAGAAGCTTACTATTGGGAGTGTTCTTTACCTTTTGCTTTTCTGCATCCCATTGTGACTTTGGAAGCTTGACCTCCAAACTAATGTATGTTGATTTACCGTGGTTTGTTATGCAAACCTTCAAGGGCGCAGGGTCGTTGTCCTCTTTTCCTCTTGTATCAAGATATAATTTAGTTGTTGCCAT